CGCCCTGGTCAGACAAAAAGCCGCCGAACAGGCGGTGCGCGGCGCCGGCTGAACCAGCCTGGCAATTCGGCCGCCTGACGACCGCCCCAACGATCCCCACGGGCCCCTTGACGCGCCGCCGCCCGCCGGTTATTTCTGCCCCGTCCGCGTCCCCATCGTCTAGTGGCCCAGGACGCCGGCCTCTCACGCCGGAAACAGGGGTTCGACTCCCCTTGGGGACGCCAGTTTTCTGCCAAAAACGAAAAGCAATTTGCGACTTGCGACTAATTTGCGACTTTTTCATTCGTCGCTCTCATCGATCTTTTTTCGCGCCCGTTTTGCCGCTTCCCGGCCAGGCTTCACATAGGTCTCCAAAACCGGCGAATTTAATTTGTGACCGCTGAAGGAAACGATCTCTGCCATGGTCGCGCCCTTGTTCCCCATGTTGGTCAAAGCGGTGGTTCTGAGATCGTGGAATGTCAGGCTGCGCTCCAGGCCGGCCCACTTGCATGCCCTCCTGAAAGCCTTCCCGAACGCGTTCTTGTCCTTGTACGGTTGCGTCGTCATTTCGTTGACGATGATGTGCGTGTGGAAGCGGTTGATGCCGTCGAGCATGGTCCGCGTTTTGTCGGCCAGCGGGATCCACAGCTCTTTGCCGCCGCGCCTCTTCTTTTGCGTCACCGTAAACCCGCCCTCGGAATATTGATCCCAGGTTAGGGCGAGAATGTCCTGCTGTGGCAGGCTGGTGTCGAACGCAATCTGTGTTGCCAGCGCGATCGATGGCCTGGACGGCGCGATGTTGCCTTGCTCCGATTTGTGCGAGGTCATCGCGGCTGCGATCACGCGATCTACTTCCCATTGTGTCCAGATCACGTTCCGGCCTGCCGGGCTCTCCATTTTGAAGCCGTACATTGGATGGGTATCGATGATCTCCAATTCCAGAGCATACGAAAACAGCCGGTGAACCCACTTCATGATCTTGCGGGCTTTGTGGGCCGATCCTTCGATGCGGAGATCATTGTAGAGGGCGCGCAGATGGCTGCGTCGAATTGCCTTCACGCGCACTTTGCCCACCTCGGCGGCAAACACCCGGAACGCATAATCGATCTCTTGCTGGGTCCGCGGCGCTTTCGTTCCATACCACGTGGGGTCTTTTTCAAATCGCCCTATCAGCCAGTTGATATCGCCTTTTGGGACGGCGACCAGCGGGTTCGCTTTCAGGGCATCCCACTCGGCATTGTAGGCGGTGACCTTCGCGACGGCCGCTTTGTGGTCCTCCCCAATCGTTTCGCTACGGTAGCCTGCTTCGCGCATAGCCGGTGATGGCGTGAAGCGGTAAACCTCGCGCTGGTCCACCGTGGTCCATTTCCGCAAATGCCTGGTCTTTTTCATCCCGCCATCCCCATCCGTTTTTCGAATGCCAGTAGATGAGGATCAGTCTGCGCCTCTTCTGTCTCGCCTCGCAAGACGGCGTCCAGCTGCGGAACGCTCCATCGCTGCGGCCTGCTGCGCTTGGTAATCGGTCCCGGCCAGACACCTTGCTTGACCTCACGGCGGAACTGGGCGGCTGATGAACAGCCTACGTGCTTTGCCGCCAGTTCTGCCGAGACCGCGGTCATGGCTATCCGGCCTTCTCCACTGTGGGCGGGATCCAGGTGATAAGCCAACCTGAGAACGGAAGCCCGTGGGTCTTCTCGAACCAGGCCAGCATTTCCGCGGCGTCGGCAAAGCCGTCCTTGCTCGCCATCGCCTCCGAGTCCGCCATCTTGAAAGTATCGCCATCGTGCGCCACCGCTACGTCAAGGTGGCCGTCGCTGGTGCACCGCATGGTGATTGGGAGCACCGACAGGCACTGGACCTCCGCGAGCAACCGGCAAGCCTTCGTCCGCATCCCGGTGTAGAGTTTGAGGGGAGCGCCTGGCGTGGCGGGCATGCGGCCATCTTTTCGTTCGGCCCGGATGGTCTGCCGCTTGGCGCCGCTCTCGACCAACGGCGCAAACCGCTGTTGGAAATTCAGGGCTGGCATTTGTCTCTCCCTTTCCTTTCGCGCCGCGGCCCGCTTTGCGGCGATGGTCACGCGGTCATAATCGCGCTTGCAGGGAACACACCAGTTAAGCAGTTTCCCGTTCGCCCGCGTCCGGAACTGATCCCGTGGTCTGGCCTTGTCACATCTGGTGCATATGATCACGCCGGCGAATTCGCTCATGTGTCGCTCCCTGGGGACGTATTTATCGCTAGCCAATCGACAACCAGCGCGTGAGGCGGCAAAATGACGACATGATAAGAATTGTTAGAGAGGCGTTCTGGTTCTGGGATATCCGGTGGACAGTTTCCGCTCTCTACATTGCTGTGATGTGGCTGATTAGTTGGTTTTCCAAACCGGAATTCCGCGCTTGGTTTGGCTGGCCTAGTTGGTGGCTTGAAATTGTCGACGAACCGGAGGCCCTGGGTTCTTTCCTTGGCACAGCAGTCGGCGGCCTTTTTGTTGCCGTCGCCGCCGGCATCGGTTTTTGGGGCGTCAAACACTCGACCATGACGGAAGACCGCCGACAACGTGAGGCCCAGGAAAGGCGTGCACACAGCGTTAGCGCCGCATTGGAGGGCGATCTCCTTAATTTGGCCTCTGTTTATGAGACGCTCGCTAAGAATATAGTCAGGACAGATGATTTTGGTGATGCAAAATTGGCGCCGGCAGCATTGCAGTCGTTGCAAGGTGATCGCATATTTGACCAGTTTGTAGACCGTCTGGGGGAGGTTCACCCCGAAATTCTGCCATACCTCTTGAACGTTTACCAAACCCGGGGAATCCGGATCGAAGAAATAAAGTTTGCAAATGCTATGGAGGAAGGGCCTGGACGCAACGACATGTTTGGCAAAGTCGGATTGAAATTGATCTACGCAGGTTTGTTCGCGCGATCTGTCGCCGAGAATTTGAAGGCTGCGAGGCAACAATATGATATACTGGACTTTGCAGCTGCGGACATCCGTGAGAGTGCAGTGCAGGCAAGGCTCGTGGAACTGCGCGCAAAGAACGATGACGACGACGTAGAATGACATCATCTCTCTTCCTGCAGTATCCCGCTCACTAATGCTCGCGGTTCTTCGATCCACGTTTCAAGCTCCATTGCCTAGCTCCTTACCGAAGTTGTGAAAATGGGCGATGTATCTGGGCGACTATTCGGGCTCTGTCGCCCTTGCTGGTAATTTCAACCCGTTCAATCGATCTAGCGTGGCGGGCATGAAGTTTGCAATGTCTCGTTTGCCCAGCCGGTTGCACTCGGGCAGCAACTCCCAGCGCATCTTTATCAATCATTGCGCTGGCTCCATTCCGGCCGGAAACTCCTGGTGCTCTACACCATCGAGTAGATGACCGGCGCGGGACTTGCCGACTTTCCAATATTCTCCATCACGCCTCAGATCCGGGGCAATCGTTGCTGTATCGATGATCTGATTGCTTGGCATCCATTCCCCCCATTGTTTCATAAAGAACGGAACGCCAGCCGCTTTGCACTGATCCCGCAATGACCGTGCCCATTCGGGATGCATTGGCCGGGCGTTCGGACCGCTTTCGCCGCCACAAATGGCCCAGCCGATGTAATCCAGCCAGGGCGCCCAATCGACTGGCCCCAAGGCAGGTTCGTAGCTTACGAAAGTTTTCCAGCCATTAATGGCCAACGTCTTTATCGCCGGCAATCGGAGACGCGCCATCTTGTCGTTTTCCACCGTGACGCCGATGCGCACGTTCGGCATGGGCGTCTCTGGCAAATATTTGCGCAACAGGGCATGGCGCTTGGAGAGCAACAACCAGTCCAGATCTGGCGTCTCGTTGATACGGCCCAACAACCTTGTGCGCCATGCCCGGGGAACTTCCTTATCGGCCCAATCGGCGAGAGAGGCGCAGAACACCCGCCGCCGCCGCCCATGTTCTGCCATGAAGGCCGGAGCCTGGCGCTGCCATTTCAACGGCTTCTTCCAATTGGCGTCCGAGGTTAGCCGGCGCGGCCGGCCATGACCCCATTGCACGGTCTGGAACCTGTTGGCCCGGGCCTCTGCATAACAGTGATCGCAGGCCGGGCTGACCGCGGTGCAGCCCTCCCATGGATTCCATGTGGCGTCCGTCCACTCGATGTTGCTTTGCTCAGCCATCTACCGCTCCATTTCCCGCCGCAGCCGTTGCACGGCCGGCGATCGCTTCGCTAGGTCTTCGGCTATGGCCTTCATGTTGATGCCGTGCAGGGCCTCGAATGACGCGCGGCCCTTGTGAACCCGTTCATGATGGTAGACACACATGGGCACCGTTTCATCGTCACCACCGCCAGCGCCTCTGCTGATGACGTGATGGGCCTGGATTTTGCCCGTGCATTTATCAGGCTCCTTCGCCTTGCCGACGCACTCAAAGCCGCGCACGAACTGAAGGTGCGCCTGGCATTCAATGCGGGTGGTATTCCGCTTGATGCCGGACCTAGGCGGCTTGCGGCGGGCGAGATGTGTCATGCCGCCAGTTCCCTCTGCGCCGCTTCCCATGCAAGATTCAATTCAGCCATCTGTTCCTTTGTGCCGCCATTGTCTGGATGATGTAGCCGTGCGCGATTGCGGTAGGCGCTCTTGGCATCGTCCAGGGTGCGTATTGCATCGCCATTGGAGGGTGACAGAACCGTCCGCCAAGGCTTCTTTTGCCCTGGTGGGGGCAGTGCCTCAAAGCCCGCGAAAGCCCGCTCAAGCATGGTTGCCCCGCCGTGGCGCTCCATCTGACGCATGCCCGAGATAGCCAGAGCCAAGGCGTTGATGTTGGCTTCCGGCTGCCACCATGTGTCGTGCGCCATGACGAGCTGGCGATCGTCCCGCATGAAATGTACGGCAACGCCTGAATCGTCTGGGAGCCTCTGGTTGCTGCGGGGCAGGCCATCGTTGCGAAGTTCAAGATTGCTGGAAATCACCACGTGTCGGGCTCCCAAAAGGCGAAGTTCATTCAACAGGCGTTCGCGCGCCTTGGCGATTGTAAGGTTGCGGCCAAACTTGGAGTATATGTGCGCCCGGTGCTCAAGGCTGGTGCGCGGCCATCCATTGGGCCAGTGGAGCGGATAGGCTTGAGTCATGACGCAGCCTTCTCCAATTCCGCTTTCCGTGTAGCGTAGAAACCCCGAAGCTCCGTCACCGCTTCATCCGGCATGGCGACGAAATGCACTTCGTAGACCCGCAGCAATAGTTCCAGACTCCCGGCGTTATCGGCAACGGCGAACGCCTGCATGGCTTCATCGTACTTGGCCTTCCAGGGTTCCGGAGCGTTGGCCAGTTCGTCCTCTACCGCGTCCATGGCCGCTTGGTGGGCTGTGCCATCGGTCGAGGCATCGTCTTCGGCTTGAGTGGTGCTCTGGTTAAGCTCCGCCGCGATCTCGCCGCCGGTGTCGGTTTGGAACTCATCTGAGACATTGGATTCACCACGCTGCAACGAGCCGTAGACCACACGCAGGGCGCCGATATCGTTGGCGGTGAGCCTGTCTGCCGCATGGCCGATCTTCGCCTCAATCTGGACGCGCGTGATACCCATGGCGGCGAAGGCTTGTAGAAGTTTCTCCCGGCGTATCTCGATGGGCACACCGCCACCGTCCTGCAGGGTCGACATGCACGTGGCCTTGGCTTCTTCGACGAAGGCCTTCGGCACCACCTTCAATATGCACTCACGCAGCCGCCGCGCGCCGGCGTTGGCGTTGTTTTCGTAGATGTCTCGCATGTCGACCAGGGTTTGAGGTCCACCGCGCTTGTCCCGCTTGTGGGGCACGATGAAGGTATTGACGGCCTTGGTGTTGGTTTCCAGATCCCAGGCATAGGTGAGCATTTCGGACTCACCTTTTTGATCGTTGCGGCTCAACTCCGAGACGCCATAATCGATGTTGCCCCAACATCGGGCCAGCTCCGTAGCCAGATGGATAGACGGCCCGCTGACCTGTGAGCCGCCCCGGTTGAAACGGAAGAAGGCAAGATCGGCCAGGGCCTGCACCTGGCAGCCTTCCCGCATCCGGTCCCATGCGGCAAGGGTGTCCCGGGGCCGTTCCTGAGCAACCACCAGGGCGCCTTGTACTTGGGCAATGGCGCGGCTCTGTTCGATATGGGTGGCCTGGCTTGCCGGCGCCGGCGTTGGATTGGTCAGGTCGCCTTTGGCCATGGGGGCGTCGTTCATGCTGTGGCTCCGTTCTCTGGTGTGGGATTGCCTGTTGCGAAGTCGCCGCGCTCGCTGCGTTCGGTCAGCTGATAGGCGGCGTATTGCGGCAGACCTAAGGTGATGATGTCGTCGGCATAACCGGGCCAGTTGCCGGTATCCAGGCACCGCGCGAAGACCTCGCGGGCCTTGTGGTTCTGGATCTTCGCCCATGCCAACGCCTCTTCATCGGGCGTAGCGCAGGTCACCAGATAGGGCCGCTTCTTTTCCTGAAACACGAACAGGAACTTTGGGTCTTCGATCAGGCCCAAGGCGTTGATGCCGTCCAGATACCAATCCGCCTGTTGGTGATAGCCATAGTCGTACATGGCTCTGCGGAGATAGGCGGGGTCCGCCGATCGGGTGGTTTTATAATCAGCGATGATGCGGTGCTTTTCCGGTGTGTAGTCGGGCCGGGCCCGGCACACAATGCGATAGGCCGGATCGAGCCAGTAAAGGGATTGTTCGGCGCGGCCGTTCTGAAACGCCGCGTGGGCAAAAGGATGGGCCACCAAAGCCTTGTGCATGCCCTTGATGATTTCGAACTGATCAAACTTGAGCGGTACCCGCCCGCTGTCTTTGATGTCTTGCACGAGAGCCTTGCCGGCCTTGGTGGTGCCATTTTGGCCCTCGGGCAGAGCTTCGAACTTTTCCTCCCAGGCATTGCCCTCAAGCAACCATTGGTGCGCCGCCTTGCCCAGGTTCAGGTCAACGGTGGGCTCGAACGGCTGCCGGCTCTCTTCGTCGAATTTGGCGGGGCACTCATTGACGATCGTGCGGGCGCCCGACGATGACAGTGAGCGGCCCTTCAGGAAGGTATCAGCGTGATAGTCGGCTTCGGATAGGTGGTAGACGCCGGGTGTCCAAATAGAGGACTGTGCGTTGGCTGGGCGTCCCTGGCGTTGGTCTGCCGGGATCCTTTGGTCCAGGGTATCCGGTGGGAACTCGCCAAGGTCGGTGACGAGGGTGGTCATTGGGATGCCGTCTCCGGCGTGGCATTGGCCAGAGCTGCCTCTGTCATCGCGTACCGCTCGACGCCTACTCGGTGCAGTATGCCTTCGGCTTCAAGTTTGCGGACGCGCGCGGCGGTCATTCCAATCCCATTGTTGGGGTCGCGATCGTCGGCGGTTTCGGTGAAGTATTTCGTGAGCTTGACGGGCCGGTACAACGTTGCGCCGCCTCTGAGCGCGGCTTCAATGCGTGGCCATACATGATCGTCACCGCGCTTGGCTATGGCGCGAGAGCTTTCGCCGGTTTCCGATTTCATCGGGCGGACTCCTGCATGCGGGCGAAATACTTGCGGGCCCGCTCTGCATCCTCTCGCGCCTGGGTCATGAGAAGACCGCGGCGCGTCCCGGTATGCGACTTCGCCGAAGCGAGGGATCGGCAGGCCGCGGTGGCCCAGAACTGATAATCAAAAGCAGCGGTTCGGCGTGTGTTGGGCAGCTTCATTGCGACACCCCGGCCATATAGATTTCCAACATCCGAGCGCCGAAGATGACCGCCAGCCAGAACGCCGGGACCAGAACGATCCCGGCGGCGAAGGTGAGGGGCCTGCGGCTCACGCCGCGGCCTCCTCACGGTTTATTGGTTGGATGGCACCATGGATGCGGGCGGCTTCCTCAAGGACCCGTTGCATGCGAACCGCCTTGCCGTTCTCGCTGGTGTCAAAATGGCCAATGACGGCTTCGGCAGCTTCTAGAGAAGCCTCGCGGATGCCCATGTCGCCGAAGTTGATATTCTCGATGGCACGGATGACGCAATGATCATGGCCGTTGCTTTCGCCCTTGGCCTGATAAATGGGTTCGCCGTTCGCCTCGCGGATGCTCAATGCCTGGCAGCGGTCACAAGGGCAGCGGTTGGTCTGATCGCTCGCCACGTTGGCGCCGCAGTGGTACCCGGTGGGGATTGTCGCCTTGAATAAGTCCCGCGCACCCTTCACCAGCGTTTCAGCTTGCAGCACGTGATCTGCAATGATCCGGTCGTCGCTGGGGACGGTCTGCACAACAGCCGCATGAAGGTGGCCATATGCGTCGTCGAGCATCTTGAGGGCGGTTTGGGTGTTGGGGGCCATTTTATCTCTCCCGCTTTGGTGTTGCTGACGAGAATGAATATAGTCGCATTTAAATGTGAATACAACAAGATTTTCACATTAAGATGGGTTATTTTATGTCGGATAGTATTTTGATGTGACCAGGTTGTTCTGAGGCTTGATTGACACCGAATCGCGTGCGTAGACTTTTGGATGAATTGGCTACACAACCTTGCGTCTATTGAGCGAAACCTGCGCAAACGCCTGGCGGCCCTTGGGCTTCATGTTGAACGCCACCATGATTTCGAACAGTTGCGGGATACCGTTGCAGCCGCGGTGACGACACCCTTTAATCCGACGTTCAACCCGGACCTGAGTGACATTGACCCTCAAAGCTGGTGGCTGGCCGCCCGTGATGGAGCCGGGGATATCGTCGCCACACATGCCGTCAGAGTATTCCGCGACAAAGATTTGGAAGTGTTGATCTGGAACGGTCTGTTGTTCTTCCGCCGCGAGGACAGGCCCCTGAACTGGTACGAGATCGCTCCCCGCCACCAGCCAACCAAGAACCGGGTGCAAGGCACGTGGTCGCACGCCGGAGCAACCTGGGTGCGCAAAGACTGGCGAGGCAGGGGCCTCACCAGTCTATTGCCAATTCTGGATCAAATTGATTGCCTGCGCGATCCCTCAATAGGCCATGTAACCGGCATCGCTTTTCAGGAAATCGCCGGCCGTTCGATCTTGGAGAAGGGTTACGGCTTCCCACCCGAGCGCGCCGAGAAAATCCTGGACGGGCATTTCCCAGGCACAGGCCGCAAAGAAGAGCTTTGGCTGTGCCACATGCCCCGAGAAATGGCGATAGGGCATCTAACTTCCGTGTTTAGGGCCGTGATAGAGAATGTCCGAGATGGTGATGATGTGTCGGATCTCTCCCGTACTGTCGGCGACGGGTAGAATGAGCCGGTCATATGCGCTGACGCGTCCATCTATCATTGTTCCGCTAATTCGATGAATTACCGGCCGCCGCTCAGGCAGCGCTTCCATGTAGCCTTTGCAGGTTACCTCCACCATATCGGTGGCTGGTAGATCCCCGACGCGCCTAGCGATAAACGATTTGGATTCAAAGGCTCCGAAACTGTGGCCCCAGAACCGGAATAGCCAGTTCTCAGGAGAATCTTCGCTCAACGCAATGAGCGTGGCGCGTGGCCCCTCAAGTAACCACGGGCGCAATAGGTCGTACAATTTGCCGTCTCGACCTTCCTGGAACACCCCGTCCGTCGCGATATTAAACCACGACTCCATCGCCATGCTCATACGAAGGTCAGTGATGGCCTCAATTGGGAAACGCTGGCTAAGAGCTACCGTCGACGGCTTAATGGGTAGAAGCGGCACTTTGGGCTTTGCGAAAGGCCGTGGCGTCGATAGCGGTACTACATTATGAGAGATTCTACTTTTATGCGAGCACAAAACACACACCCCCCGTCTTTCTTGCTATCAGATCAAGATAGTACAAAGTAAGCGTGCCGGTGTAAAGATTATGCTATTCAGGGTTATCCAGATGCGATTGCTTCTTCAATCGCACGGTTGGCCTCGTCTCGTTCACGGGCAAGATCAAAATATGCGCTGATATCAGCCGCGGATGGTAGTTGGCCGGTATCTCGGTAGATCCGCGTAAAATTCGAGCACCCAATTGCAATGTTCCGCGCCAATTGTTCCGGCGTCTGATCCTGGCTAAGGGCTGCGTCATTTTCGATGCAGAACCGGGCAACGCGATCGATTAAGGCAGGCGGCACGTTTTTGTCTCGCTGCTGCGGGGCTGCGGAAAATTCGACCTCACCAATTATTTCGCTGACGGTGGAATCAACCGCGCCGGCGAACTTCATGAGTATGTCAAGCCGCATAGATTGGGATTGACGGCCCAGGAAATTCCGCAACGTGGAATCGGCAACACCAGCGTCTCTCGCCCATGGGGATACTTCTAATCCCCGAGCCTTCATAAACCGCTTGATCGCCTGCCTTATCTGTTCTGCATCGCCCGCGTTCATGGGAACAATCATTACCTCACTATCGCATTAAACGGCGACAACATTATTGTGTGATAAAACTCGTTGATAATCCCATAATAATGCGATACATACATTTCCATGGGAATAGAAGACGCTATCGCCAGGGTTCGCGCATATGCAGAATCCAAGGGCTGGAGAAAATCCCGGTTAGCGAAAGAGGCGGGCCTCAAAGACACCACGCTACGGCACTTTGACAGACCGACCTGGAACCCAACCGCCGATACCCTTCGGAGGTTGGAGGCAGTTATTCCTGCGGAGTTCGTGCCGCAGGACCGGGCAACATGACCATCTCCGCCGGCTTCCTCATTGCCATGGCGTTTTCGCTGCTGGCCAGCTTCACCAGGGATCTGCCGTCGTTGATCTGCCGTCATGGCCATTCAGGTGGTGATGGAGGGCAGGGGACGGCAACCGGACATGCGGGGGAGAATTCCGCATGAGCTTTGTTCCGACTAATCTCGATGCCTGCAAGGGGTGGGCGGTGGTGCCCAGACTATGGAGAAATCTTTCAGGGGCAAATCCGGATCGGAGGCTTCAAGCCGGGGTTCAGAATCGGAGGAACATCCCCATTTTTCATGCAGGCGGCATCGATTTGGTACTGCGCAATATTTGCAAGACTGAGATCAGCCCCTCCAAGATCGGCCCCTCCAAGATCGGCGCCTCGGAGATCGGCGCTGAGGAGGTCGGCCCGGTTAAGGTTGCTACCCACCAAATTGGCACCGTTCAGTTTAGTAGAGGAAAGATCCGTCTGGCTCAGGTCAGCATCGACGAGATCTGCACAAAACAACTTTGCGAAGCTAAAGTTGCCCTTAGATGCCTGCAAACGGTGCAGATAAGTAGTCTCTGGACAATCCCACCAGTTGACGAGATGTTCCGCCGCCTCATTGCCCTTAAAAAGCTCGGCAAGCGCGGGCGGCGTAAGGTCGATGCCCTGCAGGGTAATCTTCTTCTTCGCATAGGGCCACCACCCTTGGAGCCACTCAGGGTCCTGGGAGTTGAGATATTCGAGGGCATTAATCTTGCCGCTGTTGCCGGGCGCCTTCGTTGTCACAAGTTGCCATGCGCGGGCGATCCGTTCTTCGCGACGGTCCGCCATTTCGATGGTGAAGGCGAAGATTGCTATCAGGATGGCCACCGGCTCGATGGCCCTGATAAATTGAGCCGGTCCCCAATTTTCTATTGTTGCCGCGATGATGCCGGACCCTCGGCTCATCGCTCTGAATGGCGAGACCAAGAATCTGAATGGCCAGACCAAGTAAACGTATGCCATCTCTTTCAAGCTTTCCCACGCGTCTTTGAGCATCGCCACCCCCAACACCATTGGTGGCAACAGCCTAATGTTTCGCAACAAAAATGTGAACTGGCATCATGACCCGTGCCCAAGACATAGAGCCCGCGCCGGGCAGTTACGGCGATCAACTGAGACAGCAACTGGAAATGGAGAAGGCGATGGCAGAGCAAGTAGGCACGAACGGCAAAGGCGAAGGCGCTGGCATCGGGCACAACGTCGCGGACTTGAAGAAGATGATCCAGGACTGCGCGAAGTCGATGATCGAAATCAAGGGAGAGCGCAAAGACCTGAACGAGAGGGCAGGGGACATCCGCCAGAAGCTGAGAGACGCCGGCGTTCAGACAGCCGCCTTCGATTACGCGGTACGCCTGTTCGAAATGGAGCAAGAAGCGCGTGGTTCGTACATGGACACGCTGCGGCTATCCATGGAGGCGCTGTCGGTTGGCGAACAGGGATCGCTCCTCGCGGCGTTTGAAGGCGCCAGGACCAGCGAGCAAGCCGACGCCACCTAATGCCCGGTCTGCTTGCCCTCGATATCGCGACCGTGACCGGTTGGGCCTATACCGCCGATCCAAATGACCTGGATCTAGAACCTGAGTTCGGATCGATGCGGTTGCCCAAGACCGGGCCGGACATCGGAGCATTCCTCTGCGCATACCGTGAATGGCTGATGCCGCTGATCGAGCAGCTGCGGCCAAAGGACGTGGTGTTCGAGTCTCCAATCATGCCGGCGACCTCGCAGATCATCATCCTGCGCAAGCTGTACGGCCTGGCCGGCGTGACCGAAATGGTCTGCACCGAACACCAGACCGCCTGCACCGAGGCCTACATGCAGAAGGTCCGCAAACACTTCTGCGGCCATGCAAGGCCAGGCGACAGGAAGGCGAAGGGCCTGGAGCGCCGACGGCAGATCAAGGCTGCGGTTGTCCAGGCCTGCCGGGATCGAGGCTGGAACCCAACAAACGACGATGAAGCCGACGCTCTGGCGGTGCTGGATTACGCCCGCGCAGTGCTGTTCCCGGAAACGGCCGGCGAGGGGCTGCCGCTGTTGAGGGAAGCGGGATGAACGCCCCGGTTGCCATCGTGCGCGATCCTTGGCCTTGGTCTGACCAAACAGAGCTGGCCAAGGAAGCCGAATGCTTCGAGACGCCGGCCTGGGCGGTTGAGGCCATCCTGGACGCCGAGCTGCTCACACCCATGGTCATAGATCCCTGTTGCGGTCGCGGCGTCATGGCGCAAGCCGCCGATCGCCGCGGGCACAACGTCTACGCGATGGACAAATACGATTGGGGCTTTGGCGCCACCGGGCTTGATTTCCTGCATGATCACGACGTTTGGGGCATGATCCCCGGCGCCACGGTCTTCATGAATCCGCCCTTCAGTTTTGCCGAGCAATTCGTCGAGACCGCTCAAGAATGCGGCGCCCGCAAGATCATCTGTTTCCAGCGCTTCGCTTGGTACGAGAGCGAACGCCGCACCAAGTTCTGGGCCAAGTATCCACCCAACCGCGTCTATGTCTGTGCCGATCGCGCAACGTGTTGGCGCATCGATATCGCGCCCAAGGACCGCAAGTCTGGCACCACCACCGCCCACGCCTGGTTTGTTTGGGAGCACGGCCAGCCGCCGGGAACGCTGCTGGGCCGGCTCTCGAAGAAGCGGCACCCACAAGGTGATCCTGTACAGGGGAGGGCAGCGGAATGAGCCACAGGGCCATGAACTGGGCAACATCGGTGCGCGGCATAAGCAGCACCCAAAAGCTGGTGTTGCTCGTCCTGGCCAATGACTACAGGGACGACGAAGATTGCGCCTTTCCAAACCAGCGCCGGATCGCCGATCACGCTTGCCTATCGCGACGTGCTGTGCAGACCGCACTCGATGGGCTGACAAGATCGGGGCTCATCACGCGCCGGCACAGACAACGCGACAACGGCTCGCGAACCAGTGATGAGTACAATTTCAACTTCAACCTAAGCGCACCGGATGCGCCTAGGGATGAAATCCAAGGCGCACCTGAGGCAATCCAAGGCGCACCTCATACCATCCAAGGCGCACCTCAGGCAGGCCAAGGCGCACGAGGTGCGCACCCAGAGCCGTTACTAGAACCGTTACCTGAACCGTTACCTGAGCAGGTCCCCGATGAACCGCAATTGGCCATGGACGCTTGGAATGCCATGGCCGAAGAGTTGGGCTTGGCTCAGGTGCAAGATTTCACCACCGAGCGACGGGCCAAATGCCGTGCTCGTCTGAAGCAGTGTGGCGGCCTGGAGGGCTGGGGGGCGGCGCTGGCAAAAATTCGCGGCGATCCGTTTTTTTTGGGCGGCGGCCCCCGAGGCTGGATGGCCGATTTCGATTTTCTGATGCGAAAAAGCAAGTTCACCAAACTGATGGAAGGCGGATATGACCACAAACCTACCGGTGGCAACGACAAGCGGCCGCCTGACCACGAACTCCGACGCCGAATTGCTGGCGCGGCGGCTAGTGTCATGGAGGCCGAGCGACGAAGTGCCGGACGATGCGACACCGGAGCGCCTGGCCAGCCTGCAAACGGAATTGACATTGAGGCTGGAGCCAGCGGGGGCGGAGGCGACAGCGGCGATCCTCTACGAGTTGTTTCTGGTGCTCCCGGCGCCGGCGGAGGCGGCAATGGCGAAGTACATCGAACGCCTTCAGACCTACCCGGCCTGGGCCTTGAAAGCGGCGATCGACAAGGTGATCGATAACCACAAATACGCTTCCACGCCGACCATTGGCGACATCATCGAAACCATGCGGGCGCTTCCCGGCTACATCGAACGATTTAGGATCAGGGCCAACGTATCGATCTTGCAGATCCGGCAACGGCGCAACCCGCCACGGCCACGGCAAGCGGTCTGCACCCCACCGCCCGCACCCAAGGTCAAACCCGTGCCACGCGAGCCCCTGAGCGCCCGACAGGCGGAAGAACAGATGCTGAGGGACCAGGAGAGGGTGAGGGCGGAAATGGCGGCTGACGGCATGGATGGCGCCGTTGATGAGCGTGGCAACCTGGTTGAGAGCCCGGGGGCAACCGTATGAGCGTCCAATCCCAGCTAGGCCGGATGGTGGACCGCCGCCACGGTGTGGAAATCGACAGGCAGGGGCAAATGGCCCGCGAGGGCTGGCGGACGCTTGGCCTGCTGATTTGCAGCGAGAACGACCCGCGCCTTTCCTGGGTCGAGCGGGAGCAGATCAGGCAGATCGGGACTAAATTGAACGGCGAGCGGAGGGACGGTGTTGGTTGAACGTGCTGGCGGGGATCCCAAGTTGATAGCCGAGCATATCGACCGGCTGATGGAACGCGCGACAGAGGCCGGCGCGGTGCCGATCGATGTATCACCGTTCCAACAAGCCGCGGCTTTGGATTGGAGCAAGGCCCAGGCCCACAACCGGCGCCTTCGCAGGGCCCGCCCCAACCGCATGGCATTCGCCAAGGAGAAGCTGCCAGACCGCGACGGCGGCACGGTAGAGACACGGCGCAAGATCAAGACCGACGTGATCGCCAGGTTGCTCAAGCAGGGCGATATCGAACGCATACACCAATCCGCCGCGGATGAAATCCACGATGTCCAGGTGGCCTTGATGATGTGCTTTTTGCCGTCCAAAGGTTCAGAGGTGCGCGTTGATGATACGCCCAAGCGGCCGGGCCCGTTGGACAAACTGAGCGCACATCACGAGCGGGTCTTCCGGCTACGATACACGCCGTGGGTTAAGTCCATGATGGCCAGGCCGGTGGAGTTCAGGGCGCTCGAAGGGGGCAGGGAGCGGCTATTCGCTTATCGGCATGCTCTTGCGATTGTCACGGATGTGGTACTGGATAACGTCGGTATGCGGGAGGTTGAGGGCCGGCATGGAATCCGGCACGGGCACGCTAGGAGGATAGTGCGGGGCTCGCTGGATCGATATTGTTGCGTGGCGGGTTGGGTAAAGAGGAGAGGTGTTAGCGACCAATATAGTTGACTTGGCCATCAGCCTGGATCAACGCTATTTCGATCCCGGCAATTCGGCAGCGGTCAATCATCTTCTGCGCCAGTCGGCTTGTCCCCTCAGTGCAAGGGACGACTGCAACATTCCTTTCCTGGCCTGGGTCGCGAGACATTAAGAGGCCGACTACTTCACATAATCCACTACGAAGTCGAGATTTTAGACCTGGGTGGCGTGTGTTTAGTATCCCGCCCTTGCACTCCGCGATGATTTTTTGACGGTCGGTCAATGCCACGACGTCTCCCAGACCGGGTTTCAGGCTGACAACAATGGTTCTTTCCCCATCGTTGTAAACACCGCCGTATTGTGTGCTCCCGACAGCCTTTGTGTGCTGAAATCCATGCTTTTCCAACCATCCGCGAATGTCGAACCGTTTACCGTGTTCGCCATCAGGGTGAATTTCGATCTCTCGCAGGCCGGGCACCGTCTCAAATAGATGCATGGAAAAGGCAAGCAATACCGCTGCTTCTGTAAGGTGATGCTCCATACTACCGTCGGTTTTGTTCTTTCGACTTTCTGGGGGCACACGTTTATCAATGAGGTCTTCGTAAGTTTTCATGGATTAACACTAGCATGGTTCCTGGTCGCGATGCTGTGAGGTTGACTTCGCGTTAAAGGGCGAGACGGCAAATAATAGTTGGGCCGACAGCCAGGTGCGCCGCTGAACCGTCAGACATTACTGAAATGTGCGAAATCGATGAGCGGTATGGGGTGCGGCACGGCCATGCGCGGAAGATAGTGCGGGGTTCGCTGGAGCGGTACTGCATCGTTGCTGGGTGGATGGACAAGGGGAGCTGCGTCTGAGGGCAGTCGCATTTGCTTCGACTGGCCTACGTCGGAAATCGAAGGTGACCTCCCTCCCTAATTGTCCTCATTCACAAGGAATGCCTGTTCTGATGATGGTCCCGAATGCTACTCACTTCATGCCAAGAGGCGACGATTGGGCCCTTGCCTATTTCTTTTGCATATTCAACTGCCTGTAAACTTTGTACCAAACACAAAGGCGCCAACAAAAAGGCCCAACACAGCAGCTAGAATACTCCAGAGTTGCGTTGGTTTGAGGCCGTTAACCAACTGGCCGATTGTGAGGTCGGCAGGATTACCGCCCAACAAGTCACTGGGGTTCTTTTCCTTATTGGGAGAGAATTGATCTATTCTTGATTTCCAGCTGGAAAGTACACCATTGAACTCTACGGAGTTAAGAGATGATGGTTCTGGCTCCAGATTTTGCACATACCAATCATAGCCAGGTTCAAGCAATCCTTCGCTCTTTATACCATTTTCCACGATGACAAGAAGTGGAAGGTTACGTGAATAACACATGGCAGCTTCAATGTGGTTCCACGGCGTAGGAAGCTTAATATCACTCAAAGGCTTTTCGTTTTGCCCGCCTCTTTTGTCTAAACCTTGTTGGAAATATGAACGTTCGAGTGCTAAGACCACCGCTCCTTCGCATTTATCCATCAGCTCTTCTACTGTTTTAAGGGGCGCTTCTGAACTGAAAGTATTTCTCCCTACTGTATGTGGAATAAGTCCTTCAATACGAAGGCGATCTTCCACGGCGCGTACAAATTGTTCCTGCGCGTCGGTAAATGTTCCGCCGACACTCAAGAATATGTTGCGCTCTGCCATCGATTATCACCCCCTGTTTCCCAAAAAAACACTACGATTCTAGCCAGACCGATCAAGTTCGGCCGGATTTGGCTAGTCTCCAGTAATAACGGCCGGTTGCGGTTAGCATAATCGATGCAAAACCAAAATCAAATAATTGATATTCCCTCCGTACTGGGTCGAAAATTTTCGCCATATTTCACGCCGCCATACGCTAGGTGAAGGACCGACATGGTGTTCGGCACGGCTGTGATCGGAATATAGTGCGAGGAGGGGGCTGGAGCGGTGTTGTGGCGTGGCGGGGTGGCTGGATAAGAGAAGTCGCGTTTGAGTAGGTTCGCTTTGTCGCGCGTAGCTCGCTGTGTGCCAAAACCGGTCGTCACCGATTATCAAATTTCTCCTTCAGGTCCTCCAGCATTTGCTTTTCCGCTTTCTGCTGTTCCAGTTTCTGTGCTTCCTCGTCTGCAAGGCGCGCTTTCATCTCTTCATCGGTCTCGGGCCTCTGGAAATGGACCTTCACATTCAACCCATAATTCCTGTGTGAATCTTGAAAACTGACGGTTTCAAAGGCCGCACTGTCCCGATATTCCTCCGGCACCAATCCGAGGTATTTCTCAACCCATGGGATCAGGTCGACCAGTTTCTTTGGCATACAGTTCCACTCGGGTCCAAATTCCTCTTCGCAATTCAGCACGACATTTTTGGTTTTCCTAGTCATACCCTTTCCTCGCCGCCTTCCTCATACCGCAGTGCGTTACGATTTATCTCCCCCACAGGTTCAGGGAGTCTTTGAGCATATCCACGGCTCGATTATAAACCATCCTGTGCTCGGTGCGTGCGCCTCGGTCAGAGCCCGGTCCGGCGAAGCCGGGCGCGGCAGCCTAATTGTGGTCTATCCTAGGAAATAATTGCACTCCCCGGTTGTCGCCATGCATAATTAATTCGAGATTAGAACTCGCTTGAGGCATGCATGGTATCTGGAGAGGACATACGAAACTTTTTTCAAACCAACTTCAATATGCGAAGTACGCTTTTTTGGTTGCATCAAAAGCGTGAACTCCAGCGACACCAGAGCTTTTTCGATACCGTTGAAAGTCAGCCTCTGACGGGTCTTCAACGCCGCTCAGTCATCCTTGATGAACGTAGAAATCTGGTCGTTGCCGGTGCCGGCACCGGCAAGACATCCGTGATCGTCGCCAAGGCGGGCTATCTGATCGAAAGCGGCAAGTGCAAGCCGGAAGATATCTTGCTCCTTGCGTTCAATGCGGATGCAGCGAAGGAATTGGCTGAAAGATGCAAGAAGCGCTTGGGAGTCGAAATCCAGGCATCAACTTTCCACGGCTTGGGTAACCAGATCATCGGATCGGTCGAACCCGTAGTGCCCACCATTTCCCGCCTCGCGCTGGACCAACAATATTTCGGCCAGTTCCTCGGCACGGTCATCAATGAGCTCAAAGGCGATACTTGGGTCTGGAGAAAGGCCCGAACCTTTGTTCTAGGACACCTCAAAACCTATAAGGCGGAAGCCGATTTCAATTCGCGCGATGCCTATGAGGCCTACATCCGCGCGGTTGAGCTTCGCGCCCTATCGGGCGATCTAGTGAAGAGTTTCGCCGAGCTGGATATTGCCAATTTCCTTTTCCACAACGGTGTCCGGTTCGAGTACGAAGCGCGCTACCCGCACGTGCCTGAGCGGTATCAGCCTGACTTCTATCTCCCGGACTACGGCATCTGGATCGAACATTTCGGGATCGACAAAAAGGGCAACACCGCGCCATTCATCGACCGAAATAAATATCACCGCGAGATGGCATGGAAACGCGGGATACACGCTCTGTACAACACGAAGCTGCTGGAAACTTTTAGTTGGCAGAAGTCAGATGGCGTCCTAACGCGGCGGCTGAACGATCTTCTGAAAGGCGCCGGGGTCGAGTACGCACCACGCTCCCAAGACGAGATTCTTGAGGCCCTGCAACGGGCGGGATACACGACGCAGCTCGCCGTCCTGGTCGGGACGTTCCTCTCCCATTTCAAATCCAACCATTTGTCGTTGGCGAAGTTGAAGCGCAAGGCGAAAGCGTCGGCAAATGCCGCGCGGGCCAATGCGTTTTGTGAGCTGTTCGAGTACTTCTTCGAACGATACCAATCCGAACTCGACAGCAAAAATCCAAGAGAGATCGATTTCAACGACATGATCGCATCGGCGACGCGGTACGTACGGTCCGGCGAATTCTCTGTTCCCTGGAAGTACATCATCGTCGATGAATTCCAGGATATCTCCGTCGGCCGGTATCTATTGCTCGAAGCCATGTTGAAGAGCCGGCGTGACCTTAAGTTTTTTGCCGTCGGCGATGATTGGCAATCCATTTATCGCTTTGCCGGCAGCGACATTTCGATCATGAGCCGGTTTAGGAGTTTTTTTGGCCGCGCCACGATTGTGAAGCTCAACCGCACCTTTCGCTTTAACGACAAGATTGCCTCCGTCAGCGGAGACTTTGTTCAGAAGAACCCGAACCAGATAAGAAAGAGACTCCACTCAAAGATCAAATGTGAAGGCCCGCAAATATTCTTGCACTGGGCCGATACGATCTGGGGCAAACAACATTCGGACCGTACGACGCTTGTGACCGTCATCGACTTGTTAAAAAAGGAGCCTAGTCTGGAAGGTGCCTCTCTTCTGATATTGTCGCGATATAATCATCAGCTACCGGACCGCACAGCCATAAAGGTCCTTATGGATTTTTGGCCTGGTGAATTGAAACCTCCCTCGACGGTACATAGAGCCAAAGGACTGGAAGCCGACTACGTGATCGTAAACGGGTTGAGCGCCGAGAAATACGGGTTCCCTTCAGAATTCGAAGATGACCCTTTGCTGAATCTCGTGCTTGCGCATCCAGACAAGTTCGAACATGCCGAAGAGCGAAGATTGTTCTACGTCGCATTGACTCGGGCAAGACGCCAGGTCCACCTGATTGTTGACCGAACTCATCCGTCATGTTTCGCACTCGAGTTGCTTAACGGCGAGTACAATGTGAAGCATATCGGCTTTTTGCCCAGATAATGAGAGTGTGGGACAGGGACGCGGTTCATTTCGGCAATGTCGTGCTCGATAATGTCGGCTTGCGGGAGGTCGAGGAGCGGCACGGGGTGCGGCATGGACATGGGCGGAAGGTGGTGAGGGGGCTGGAGCGGTATTGCAAAGTGGCGAGGTGGTTAGAGAAGAGAGGTTTTATCGACCAACATAGTTGACCTGGCCATCAGCCTGGATCAAAGCTATTTCGATCCCGGCAATTCGGCAGCGATCAATTATCTTCTGGGCCAGCCGATTTGTCCCTTCTGTGTAGGGGACGACTGCGATATTCCTTTCCTTGCCCGGGCAGCGAGTCATTAAGAGGCCGACCGCCTCACATAGTCCGCTACGAAGGCGGGATTTTTGACCTGCGTGGCGGGTGTTCATTATCCCTCCCTTACATTCCGCGATGAATGTTTGGTGGTCGGTCAATGCCACTACATTCCCAAGACCAGGTATCAGCCGTAGCGTCAGGTACATACGAATTAGTAGGTGCATGACACTTGTCGCGATATGGAGCCTAGAAATTTGTATGCCCAATAACCATATGTTAACGTAATTAGGTATTGACTAAGTCTCGACGTTGTGGCTAAGGAAGCGAATCGTTGCATAACAACAAGTTTCGCAGTAATATAAGCATTATTGTTAGTATGGAACCTAAACCCCTTTAGCCTCAATAGGTTAGAGTCCTCGGCAGCAAGATCAAATACACATAAAAGTGTGCGGGGCGAAAGTAAGCCAGCCGATTCTGTTGGCGCGGCGAGTGTAGTAGCCGCCCCCACTTCGACGGAGAAAGGATTATGTCATGTCGCAAAAGGAGCTGTTGATAAACCGACTTGTCGATGACGAACAGCGTCGGCATGTCGATATAAAGTTTTTGCGTGGCCCGCGTGAGGCCTCAGAGGAAGACTTTTGCCAAGAAGTGAACGCCGCGCTTTTTCAGGTCCGTAGTGGCCAGGCCGCTTCCGAAGAGGCCTTTGAAGAAGACGTGACGCCCGTTGATTGGCGAGAAGTAGTCAATAACTTGTAAGGCGCGGCCTTTGCAACCTATCTGACATGTGTTAGATAGATTGCATGCCTATGGATATATTTGAATACTTCGGAAGCTTTACTAGACTTCCCGTAACAATAGATGATATTGCCGGCTTTATGTTGGAACGGCAGTATATTGACAGAATCTTTTTCCATCCCGTTAAGGTTGAAAGTGCTATTCTGCATGCCCTATATCATCGTGTAGATGAAATATCTCCACCATACGCTCCTGATAGAGAAGTGAGGGTTGCTCATATCTACTATGCAAAAGACCTTGATTTGCAATCCCGGCGTATTGCTGTCTGCAAGGAGTTGGTTCACGTTCTTGATGGCGAGGGAACACGCGCATTATCAACCGAAGAGATCGGTACGCTGATTTCACAGGTCGTGTTGCCATTTGATATCCAGAATGCCAATCGCGCTGCCATCTGGGACCGATTCGCGATCATAAATGCGTTGAGGCTCCTCTTTCCAAGAGATGCACTCGAAGCATTTCTTCCTTTCTATGAAAAGGGTGAGGTTACCGCAGAAGAACTCTCGATACTGGCAGAGATTCCTGAAATGTATGTGAGATTTCTTATGACACCACAATGGCAGACCATTTTGGATGCAATGGAAAATAATGAAAATTAAGGCCCTTAGCCCAAACTGAACAAAATGCGGCATGGCCGGCGATCCGCTCGATAACTTGGAATTTGAGCATACACACCCAAGCACCTAGCGATTGACTCTGACATGCGTATGCGGCGTTCGCAGGCCGTTCAAAATTTTACTTGACCGTCGGTCCAGGGCAAGAGTTCGTCGACTCGGCTTTGCGGGGTGGCTTTGGGCGTTGGGATGTTGCCAAGGTTATCTCAGCCCCACAACAAGCGGCGCGGCGCCGGCGCCACTATTCAAAAGAGCTTGAGCTTCAGCCAGATCGGCCGGTGATCCGAGAACACCCGCGTTGCATCGTCTAGGCTCTGGTTCTCCGTCCTCGATTTCGCCTTATCGAGCGCCGCGGCATCCAACAAGGTGAAGGCTTCGGACTTTGGCACAGCCTTCGATTTCGCCAGTTCTTCCGCGTATTTGGTGACGCCGTAGCTACGTGTTTTTTCCACTTTGGCAACTTGTGCCTTGATATAGGAATTGGCGTCCATGAACGAGATTATGCCGCAGTCCTTCAGTAGGCTGCCGTCGTGCGCCAGCATTTGTGCCAGTGGGGGGCTCAGCAAAAACTGATCATAGAACTGGCCGGCGCTGCGAAACGCCAGGTTCGTCCTCAAATCATCTGACTTGGCCTTGCCCAGGTAGCTGATGTCACGGAACAGGTGAAATATTTTGCCGCTTTGATCGAGAGCGGCTACATGCGCCTCGCCCAGGTAGTTCTCAACTCTGGACGTTTTTTGATAACCCCAGTTCATATCACCCAGCGCGATCGCGAGCTGGCTGTCACGAGCCGCCAACCAATCCGCCATCTTGATCATCTGGCTGCCGCGGTCCGGATCTTTCGGAGTCAGATGGACCGAACCGATGCTGATTTCTCGGCTCTCCTCACCCTTGGTGGCATCGAGTTGCCAAACGGCCATATCCCGCTTCGGGCCCAGGTCGAAGTAACCCACCCAAGCCGCTGAGAGCTCATATCCAGGGGGCTGTTTTCGATATGCGATAAGCGAGGTTTCTCTACCCGCTCCGCTACCCGAGGCGCCATCTGCAATGTCCACCGCCCAGTCCGAACCAAAGAGAATACGCAACTGGGCGACCATCGAATCCAGGATCTTTTGCTGGAACTCCGTTGCAGGGTCATCGTGTAAGAGGCCCAGGCCTACTTCCTGCAGCATGATGACATCGGCCTCGTCAATGAGGTCCACCAATGCCGCCAGGTCCTTCGGCCCGCGGCCCACGTTGCCGAAATTCCGGACATTCATGCTCACCAATGTCAATTGGCCTTCCGTCGAAGGGACGAGGCCTTTGGCGAACCGTGGATCATTCGTTACGACGTTGGCGTCTGCGCGGGATGGATAGTTCTGCGCAGAGGATGTCGGCGCGAGAATTACCGCGGCAAGGAGTATCGTCAGCGCGGCCGGCCATTTCAGAAACGGTCCAAAGAGGAAATCTCTCATTTGCATTTCTCCTAACTGAAAAGGCCGGCGCTCCAATGGCGCCAGAGGACTTGTGGCCAGGTGCTTTGGCGCGCTTTCGCCGGAGGCAAGTTGCTCAATTCGCCCCATAGGTAATTTTCACCGTCTTGCCGTCTGCATCAGTCCCACGCCCTGTGCCCATGCCCAATTTGTGACTGATGTAGGTTCCCGATGCACTTCTGCCGTCGGAACATGTGATTGCCCATGTTCCGGTCGGCAGTTTGTCCGTTCCATATTTCCCCGACGCGAATTGCCACCTGCCCTGGCACGAGATGTTTCCCATGTATACATCGAATGGGCCCTCTCTACTGGTGATCTGGTAATTCAGGTATCCAATTAACAGATCGCCGGATCCACCCCAATTTGCGGCAATTGGAACGTATTTCCATTCGCCCTCAGCTATAACTCTTCTGTCGTTGTCTCCGGTTGGATTGGCAGGCTTTGCCGCCATTTTATTCTGTTCCGTGGGCGGCTCGTACCCACCTTTATGGCCAGATAAAAGAACTACGCGTTTTGCGAACTCAGATCCAATCGTCTCTGTTTGACAATATAACCCTCTGACCAAATTGTTGGCGGAATACGAAAATGGTCGCCCGGCACTCGTATCGTCATATCCAAATCCCCAACTAATACAGTTTCCGTCGCCTACTTTAAGAAAATGAATATTTAGTTTGCCAAGCTGGCCGTGAAATGATTCCGATGCTCCCCATTCGATCACTTTGTTTGCTGTGAGTCCAAATGTGGATTCGATCGTATCCTTATCGTCGATGCTACCTTGGAAATCCCAGGTGAATCCAGGATCGGCTTTCCATCCGGCAACAATTGCAAACCGGTTAGCGGCCTGCCATCGAATAATCTCAACAAATCCTGGCAAAGAGCCTGTCCACGCTCTCTTTGCTGTTTCAAGTTTCAGATCTATGGCTTCGCCTCTGAATATGACCTCCAACTCGTCCTCCGACACCGTCTTCCAGGCTATATCTTCAGCATTTGAAACATTTGGGGCCACAAGGAGGGCGAGGATAAGGGCATAAAGAAAATGCCTGGCCCCGCACTTCGCGAGGGTGAAACTCAAAGGTAGATGCACGCCGGCCTCCCATCCGAGCAGTTGTCCGCCGCGGCTTATTTTGCCCTTACGGCCTGCCCAGCTACACGTTATCGTAATGACACGTCGAACTGTATGCAATCTTCTCAGCGGTGGGCGTTGGTTGATATGGCGATAAAATTTAGAGCGGTGCGGCAGGCTGGCCGGGCACAAACCATCATGACGTGCGCCTTTCAGGGCTTGATGGTAGGCTTTTCGGCAACTTGCTAGTGGAGAGGGCGATGCGAATGCGTTTGCCAGCCAGCGTGCTCCGCTCCTAGACAATTGACAGGGAGATAAATCATGCGGCTGATCCTGTTATGCGTTTCCTTCACGTTCTGTCTACTGCTCCAGCCGGCGTCCGCCTGGGCCTGGGGCCAGAACGGCCACCGTATCGTTGCGGCCATCGCAGAGGCGCACCTGACCCCCGAGGCGGCGGCAATGGCCAAGAAGATCCTCGGCGGCCGTAGCCTGGCGCAGGTCGCGACCTGGCCGGACGAGATCCGCTCCGATCCCAGCTGGAACTGTTCCAAGCCGTTCCACTTCGCCACGATCCCGCCCGGAGCAAAGTATCCGGATAAAGGCGTTGCCGAGGGTGACTCTCTGCAGGCGGTAACCTATTACACCGACCAGCTCATCGCCCAGAACACGTCCGCCAGGGACAAGGAGATCGCCCTCAGTTTCGTTGTCCACATCATCGGCGATATCCACCAGCCTCTGCATAACGGCCTCGGTTGCGATCTCGGCGGCAACACTGTGCGCGTGGAATACTTTGGCCAGTCGAAAAACCTGCACTCGGTCTGGGACACGGCAATGCTTGAGTCCGAAGGCCTGAGCTTCACCGAGTTCGCCAATTTCCTCGACCACGAGAAAGTCCCTGATGCCGTCGCCTCAACCAGCTCGACGCCGGTCGACTGGATCAAGGACAGTCAAAAGCACCTGCCTGGCGCCTACCAGTGCGACGTCGGCAAGAAAGGGGACGGATGCAAGTGCTATTGCGGGGATTGCGCCAACGGCCTGTCGCCGATCGGCGGCTGCGGTATCCAGACCTGCTCAATCGATCCAGCCGCCATGACGGTTAAGCCGGTTCTGAAGTACACCTACAAGTTCCGGAACCTGCCCGTGGTCAGGGAGCAGCTACTGGCAGGTGGTATCCATCTGGCGGCGCATCTGAACTGGGTGCTGAGCTCGGCGCCGACGCCACCTGCAGCTTATAAGAAGATGAGCGACCAGGTGCGTGCTTTGCAGGACTGGGACAAGGCGCCGGGGAGCTGTCACGGCGACTCGTAGCGGTGCATTTTTGAGAGTGTTTTCCGTTGGCCTAGGCCATCATGCCCAGGCCAATGCTAGGGGTATCCGATAGCAAAGGATCAAGGGTTGACCCTGGGAAAATTGTTCGAGAGCGGTGGACGGCCTACTTCCTCCCGCCTGCTAGTTCGGTGATTGACGCCAATTGTGCCCAAGGTATGGGTATCCGGCGCGGGTTCGACCCGTCCACCGCCACCCGCCAAAGTCCGCCACTGGGTTCTCCTGCGTTAATTGGAGATGCTACAGCGTAAAATAAAAAAAATGATTCATCGTTAGAAAGTGTAAATTCTCCAGCATGCGTTACACCATTAGTTATCGTATTGAAATAAGTTACCTTTTTGTTTTTTCCATTTTCACGAGCCCAAATTCCCTGAGTTTTTGGTGGATTTACAAGCTTACCTATCGTTCCTTTATTTGATCCGAAATATAATTTATGTCCATTATTTGCAGGTATTGGAGATCCAGAATAAGCGCGAGCAACATTAGATATATCATTGTCCATTACAAACTCTGGTCGCCAGTCGTTTTTATTTTCATTTATCAATATAATACCATTGTCACCGTACTTCTTTCTAAATTCCCAGTAGTTTCCATCAGATAAATACCTGGGATCCTTGGGATTGAAAAAAATATTACCTGACATATCTCCTGCGAAAACAAACTCATCCCCACGCCCCGTATAGTAAGGCCTGCTCGTCGCTCTGAAATCGAAATCAGTCAGGGTCTTGGTCTTGCCGGTTTTCAAGTCCAGACTATAAATATCAACGCCGGCAACGCGGACACGGGTGCGCGTCTTGGTGTTATCGGGGGTTTGGCTTACGGTTGCAAAAATCAGCTTTCCGCCGTTCGGATGATACGATGGCCAAAGTTTGTAGCTGTCCGAATCCTCGACGATGCGCCAGTGCTCCGTCGCCAGATCCATGATCGCCAGCTTGGTCGAATACCGGCCGGTGTCGTTGAGTTCGAATACCACCTCCTTGCCGTCGGGCGAGAACATGGCCCGCAGCCAGCTGTGGTGCGCCGGCTTGCGGTAGACCTTCAGGTTACCGCCATCCAGGCCCCAGGCAACTAAGTGACATTTCCGGGTGCGTGCCAGACCCGCCGGGCAATAGGTCGTCATCACCCGCTCATTCGATGGGAACAGGACGCCGGTCATGATTTTTGCGTCTTCGGGCAGGACGGGAGACTTTAACCAGTCGGGTGGCTCATCGCCGCATGCGCCCAAGGCGAGCGTCAGGGCCAATGCCGCCAAGTGCCAGGCGGCCTTCATTCGGTCGATATCCCAATTTGAAGACAGTCGCCGTCGGGCCTAATTCGCATTGGCCGCACCACCCCATCCTCAACCGACATTTCCCAGATAAACTTCATTTCCATGGTGATAGTATCCAAATCGCGCCACTGCAGAAATAGATTTTTGCGCAGCTTTCTAGATAACCAAGGCCCAATCTGTTGACAGAGCTCATGTGGCCAAGTTTGTCGTCATCTAGACATATTTCTCTCAACGTTTTTCCTTTTTTTGGATTTCCTTGGCGCAAACCGGATTGTAGATCAGGGCGTGAAGCCGAAACCTGATCTCGTTATTGCGGAACATCCGGCATCAGGGCGGCGTCCCGTTGAGCGCGTCCTTGCCTTCGTTGATGTACTGCTCCGCTTCGACCCGTAGATTGTAAGAACCACTCCCCGCTTGACATTGGGGACGAAAAACACCAAGTTCTCGTCAGATTCGATTTCTGCGCCCCGGTGAGATTCACGCGGGGCGTTTTCGTTGGGGGGCAGGAATGTGGGTCAACATGGGGGCCGTCATAATCGATAGATGGTCAGGACGGGCTCCATGCCTAGTCCCAGAGGTTTTTCATTAACATCGACCTTAATCGAATGCCGGCTAGTGTGAGGCGCAATTTCACGTTGACGAGGCCATTCCTCTGATAGGCGTCAGTCAAGTTTGGCGCGACAACGCGATTGCATGGATTGCCCGCGGTAAAAGGGCTGCCATCGGATCTGCAATATTTAGTCACCGGTAGCCGTGTCTGTACATAGGATTCGTTGGCCCAGTCGATTGGCGTTCCTGCAACGACTAGCTCAATTGAAAATTTCGACGTTCTCACTTTGTCACTCGTTGCTCCTGAAGCAATTAGTTTATCTGAGAATCTACGGGGATTCGCTTTGAATTTGGCCAAGATTGGATCGGCGTATGCCTTCCAGCCCTTACCCTCCATGGCCTTCTTTAGAATGCCGGTGTCCCAAATCCAGTGGAGCGCCTTACCAGAGCCATAAAATCCATATACGTCGGTATAGCGATTACCGCCCCAATCATCCGCGAAGCTGACATGCAGGGGTTGATGGATATCGCCAACCCAGTGTCCGAGGAAGAACAAGGCTTCTGCGCGTTCGAAATCGCTGCCCTGAACCGAACTGTGATACTCAATGGCCTTCAGCACACAGCCCTCGACCTTGGGGCAGTCGTCCCGATCAACTAAGGGATCGTCACGTTTCAGATTTATGTAGTGCCATTTATCGAACCGGGCATAGCGGTTGAACCAAGGCTTATATTTGGTATCACCGCCTTTGCTGAACTTCCTACCCTGTGCCCTGGCAAGGTCGGCGAAGGTACAGGCCGAAGCGTAGTCTTTGTACCTCGTGCCTTCGAACTCGAACGCTTCGCGGAGGGCGTCAAGCTTCGCCTTGGCCGATTCTGGCAGGAGCTCGTATGCGATATAGCAGACAATCTTGTGGCCATCGTCGCCCCATGCGGCCGCCGGATTGTTCGCCAGCAAGGCCAGGCCCATGGCGAATAGGAAGAATACTCGTTTCATATGAAGGCGCTCCCAGATGCGATCCTGACCATCAGATTTCCCGCTAGCTCCGGGATTGTAGCGCGATCACAGGATTCCAGGGTTCTTTCTGGCGTCGGGTGGTCGCTTTCTTGTGACCAGCCCTTACGCGCTCGGGGTCGTGTTAGACCCGGCGCCAGAAAGGACATGAGCATGTCGAAGATCGTAACGGTGAACTTCCGCAGTGACGAGTTGGTGGCTATCGAGCGTGACGATGGATACTACGTGGCGCTGCGCCCGATCTGTGAGGCCATGGGACTGAGTTGGGGTAGCCAGCTCCAGCGCGTCAGGCGAGACCGGATATTGTCGGAAGGCATTGTGGTGATGAAAACGCCATTAAGCCGTCATGGCCAGGAAGAGGTCTGCATGAGGATCGAACTGGTCAATGGCTGGGTGTTCAGTATCGACGATAGCCGAGTGAAGGACGAGGAAACTCTTGAAAAGGTGCTTGCGTACAAACGTGAGTGCTATCAAGCGTTGAGCGAGGCATTGGTAGGCAGCGAACAGCACATGGTATGAGATTAGGGGCGGTCCTGGTGGCCGCCCTTACTCGTTCATGTTTTTGAACAAGGCTGGAAATCAGCCAACAGACCGGTACAAATGCTTTGTGCCATGGCCGGACTCAGCAATTTTCTCGGAACTCAAGATATGCCTCCCGCTCCAGACTGTTAGCCCAATTCGTGCCCAACCAAAGAAGAAGCCCAGACGCAAGTGCTACAATCGCAGTACCAACGATCCACCGCCTGCCGAAACGACTACCGAATAAATAATCCGACACACCCGCAGTGATAACGGCAATTGACAGCCACATCGTCAAACCATAGATGAAAATCATGGCCGGAAACTCTGTTAAGGTCATGTAGTGACCTCCAGCTGTGGCTATCCAACATGTTGTACTAGGGAAAAATACTGCTCGCAAAGCAGCTCCCCATTGCAACGCGAGCAAACCCAATGGCCACCCAGCGACAATGGCGGTTTCAACCACATAACCTAGAATTAGCGCAAAGAAACGAACCCGGATCACTCGAATTTCCTTTGTTGGTTCGGGAGACTGTACAAGAAAATCTAAGTCGATTGTTTGCTCGGCATCAGGCTGAAAAAGACTGGCATTTTCTGCTCTGGAATAAACTATGTCATGCCTTGAGCCAGCAATCGACCTTGTAGCTGGGTGCTAAGCAGAAGTCAGCTTAGTTCCGGTTTAGGGCAAAAATGTGACTTGAGGCCGAGCGCAGAGGCTTGGCGCAAGGTTGAATGGCGGCATGGGTGGCCAGGGCGCAGGAGCCGATCATCGCAAACTGGCCCGCCCATCCACCGTCCCTTTGGACATCAGAGCATGACGGAACGCAATCGTCGATACGACAAGCAGCGCGGCAGCTCAGCCAAGCGCGGGTACGGCGCACGGTGGCAGAAGGCGAGGGCAGCCTACCTTGCCAAGCATCCGCTCTGCATCATGTGCGAGGAGCTGGGGCGAGTAACGGCGGCGACCGTGGTGGATCACATCGAGCCGCATAAGGGCGACATGGCCAAGTTCTGGGATAGCGGTAACTGGGCCGCCCTCTGTGCTCGGTGCCATAACTCGGCAAAACAAAGTTTCGAGCGCACAGGCATCCTCAGGGGCTGCGACGCGGATGGAATGCCATTAGATCCGAACCACAGATGGCGCGACGCCAAGGGGTAGGGGGCTTCCGGTCTTCACAGGGCGTAACCCCTTGAACCGGCGTTGTAACTTTTTGTGCGCAACCGCGAATTAACATTCCGGGGAAATTCAATTCATGGCCATCCGCGGCAGAAAACCAACCCCTACCCATCTGAAGATCGTCAAGGGGAACCCGGGCAAACGGGCGTTGCCGAAAGACGAGGTGCAGACCGGCGGCGATTTGGTCAAGCCCAAGTATCTCAAGGCCAAGCGGGTTTCGGAACTCTGGGCTGAAATCGCATCTTCATGCTGGTGGCTGGGAGATGCCGATAGCTACAAGGTCGGCATGTGGTGTTCGCTGCAGGCGGAATTCGAGAAGGGCCCGGCGAAGATGGTGGCGGCTCGGATTACGCAGCTTCGCGCGCTCGGATCGGAACTCGGTCTTGATCCTGCATCACGATCGCGTCTCGGGAGCATGAAGGGGAACAGGCGTGGCGAAGGCACGGAAGACGAGGCCAAAGACCCCGCCGACAAATACTTCTGATCCGACAACCTGGTACGCCAAACAAGTTACGAAAGGCGCGATAGTAGCAGGGCCGCATGTCCGTGACGCATGCGCGCGGCATCTGCGGGATCTGAAGGAGGACCCGAAGCGCGGCCTTAAGTGGGATTTGAAGGCGGCCAACCGGGCCATCAAGTTCTTCCCCGATGTCCTGCGGCTCAATGGCGGCAAGTTCGAGGGCAAGCCTTTCGTGCTCCTGCCCTGGCAGGCGTTCGTGATTGGTAGTGTCTTCGGATGGAAGGCTGCGGACGGCACACGAAGATTTCGCGTCGTCTTTGCTGAGACGTCCAAAGGATCTGGTAAATCGCCCCTCGCAGCCGGCGTCGGTCTTTTGATGCTGGCAGCCGATGGCGAGGCCCGGGCTGAGGTCTACTCGGCGGCGACCAAGAAAGACCAGGCGAAGGTATTGTTCCGCGATGCCGTGGCTATGGTGGAAATGTCACCGGCGCTGAGCGAGCGCCTGGTCATGACCGGGGGGGAGGTTGAGAAGACCAATATCGCCTATCTGGCGACGGGCTCTTTTTTCCGCCCGATCAGCACCGAGGACCGCGGCAAGGGGCAGTCGGGCCCGCGGCCCCATTGTTCGCTGGTCGACGAGATCCATGAGCACCCGACGAATGCCATGGTCGAGTTCCTGCGGGCAGGGACCAAGGGCCGGGAACAGGCGTTGATGTTCATGATCACGAACTCGGGGTCTGATATGCAAAGCGTCTGCCGCGAGTATCATGATTACGGCGCCAAGGTGGCTGCGGGGATCCTGCAGGACGATAGTTTTTTCGCTTATATTTGTGGTCTGGATGAAGGCGAGGACCCCTTTAAGGACGAGTCTTGCTGGATCAAGGCGAACCCGAGCCTGGGTGAGACCTTCGAGCTAAAATACCTTCGGGAGCAGGTAACTCAGGCCCGCGGCATGGCGTCGAAGGAAAACCTCGTGCGGCGCCTGAACTTCTGCGAATGGACCGATGCCGCCGACGCTTGGATTAGCCGGGAGCTGTGGCAAGCTTGCGAGGTGGATTTGGACTTGGCGGAGTTCCATGGCCGGCGCTGCCATGGCGGGCTGGATCTATCAAAAAAATTGGATCTGACCGCGAAGGCGATGGTGTTCGAGTCCGACGATGGAACATTCGACGCATTTGTAGAGTTCTGGACGCCAGGCGAGACCATAAAGGACCGAGAAGACAACGACCGGGTGCCGTACAGCAAGTGGGTCAAGGACGGCTATTTGATTGCCACGCCGGGTAAGTCAGTCAAATACTCATTCGTCGCCGAACGGTTGGGTGAGGAGGCGGTGGATTTTGATATCGGCTGCATCTCGTATGACCGTTGGCGTATCGACGACCTAATTGAAGAACTTGAAGACGCCGATGTTCCGGCCTGGAAAATGACCGCCGATAATCAAACCGGCGACGGTATAGCGTTGATTGAATGCGGCCAAGGATTCAAGGATATGGCCGGGGCCGTTGATGCTCTGGAAGAACTGATCACTGATGGGAATATCCGCATTCACCGAAACCCGGTGTTGAGATGGAACGCCGCGAGCGCGGTTCTGGAAGAAGACGCGGCGGGCAACCGCAAGTTCACAAAGCGAAAATCGACTGGTCGCATAGACGGGATTGTCGCGCTGGCCATGGCGGTGAAGGCCGCAAAGGCGGCGCCGGAAGAAGACGCCAATATCGAATATCAGCCGGGGCAAATGTTTCTTTCGCGAGGGGGCGGTTAATGAGCCTGTGGAAACGACTGTCGGCGGCCCGCCATGCGTTCCTTGAACGTGATCAGGGATCTATCGACCCACAGGCCGCGACAATCGATTACTACGACGTCGATGGCGTTGGAAGTTCGGAAGAATTGTCCCGCGCATTGGCTGGCGGTGCGCGGTCGGTTTCTGGCGAAGTCGTGTCGGCAAATCGACTTATGGGCGTCGCAGCAGCTTATGCAGCGGTCCGTGTCGCAACCGATTCCGTGGCGCAGTTGCCGTTGATGCTGAATAGGCGTGAGGGCGGCAAACGAATTGCGGACCGCGATAACCCGTTGTTCAAGCTTTTGCATGACCGTCCCAACGAATGGCAGACATCGTTCGAATGGCGAGAGATCAAGCAAAAGGACTTGGAGCTGCGTGGTAACGCATATTCGCTCAAGGTTCTGGGTGTAGGTGGCGCCGTCCAAGAGTTGTTGCGGCTGCACCCGGACAGGGTGGTGCCGAAGCAAGATCCCGGAACCCTTGCGGTTAGCTACGAATACACCCGGCCTGACGGGCGGAGACTGACGTTTCAGCGCAGGGAGATTTTCCATGTTCGCGGTATGGGGGATGACGGGATTGTCGGTTTGAGCCCCATTGCCTTGCACCGCGAAACGGTCGGCGATGCTTTGGCGCTCCGCAATAATGGTTCGCGGTTTTTCTCCAATGGCGCCAAGCCACTTGGCGTTATCGAGATGCAGGGGGACATGCAGGCGGCTGCGCAGGAGGCGTTTCGAAAGGACTGGGAATCCACTTATGCCGGCGGCGAGAACGCTCACAAGACGTTGCTTCTGCCGCGCGGCCTTGAATACAAAGCCATGTCGATCAGCATGCGGGATGCGCAATACATCGAGGCGCTGAAGTTTTCAGTCACTGAAATTGCTCGAATTTTCCGGGTGCCGCCACACATGATCGCCGATTTGGACCGGAGCACGAACAACAACATTGAACACCAAGGCATCGAGTTCGTTGTGCACTCGATGGCGCCCCGTCTCATTCGGTGGGAACAGGCCATCAACCGCGATCTCCTCGAATATGACCCAAGCCGATACGTGGTCTTCAATGTTGCGGCGTTGCTGCGTGGAGATTCAAAGACTCAGGCCGAAGCGCTGGAAATCATGCGACGTAACGGCGTCATCCACGCCAACAAGTGGCTCGAACTCATGGACATGAACCCGCGCGAAGATCCGGGCGGCGAAGAATACATCGTCGAGGCCAATATGCGGGTCCAGGACGGGACGAACCCGAGCACGGAGACGGAAGATGACAATTAGAACCCTCCCGGAAATCAAGGCATTGCAAGTCAAAGGCCTGTCGTTTGAGCCGGAAGAGGCGGCGCTGGCCCGATGGGATGCCGGCGTCCGCGCCGCGGCGGAAGGCGATGACAACGTAATTTCCATCTATGACGTTATTGGCGAGGACTTTTGGACGGGCGAGGGCATGACCTCGAAGCGGGTTGCCGGCGCCCTGCGGCGGATCGGCGCCAGGGACGTCACGGTGAATATCAACTCGCCGGGCGGGGACTTCTTCGAGGGAACCGCGATCTATGAACTGCTGCGCCAGCATTCCAATCGGGTCACGGTCAAGGTCGTGGGCCTCGCTGCCTCCGCCGCGTCAGTGATCGCGATGGCCGGGGATGAAATCCAGATATCCGAAGTCGGCTTCATTATGGTTCACAACGCCTGGGCCGTGGCGTTGGGTAACCGCCATGATCTGCGCCAGGCCGCCGATACGCTGGAACCCTTCGATACAGCCATGGCCGGGCTGTACGGCGCCCGCTCCGGGGTCGACAAGGACGAAGCTGCCGACTGGATGGATGCGGAGACCTGGTTCAACGGTCAGGGCGCTGTTCAGGCGGGCCTGGCCGACGTGATCATGGCGCCCGGGGAAATTGATCAGAGCGCGGAAGCGCCGAAAAATTTAGCGGCCGTGCGCCGCATTGAGTCCGCCTTGGCCTGCCAAGGCATGTCCCGCAGTGAGCGCCGTAGCCTCATCGCGGAAATCACCGGTCGGCAAGCCGTAGCTGCCGAACCAAGCTCTGCCGTAGCGAGCGATGCCGCGCCCAGTCTGAGGGCGCTTATGGAGACCATTCGGTCAGCCACACCGCGGGTCTAAGCCCGTAAACCATGAGGTAATACTATGAATATGCATCGCCCGCCGACGCGGGGAATCCTATCCGTGCGCGCGGAAGCAAGCCCGGACGTAAAACCGGTTATCGATGAGCTGCAGAAGGCGTTCTCCGATTTCCAGGCCGCAAATGATGATCGCATTGCCGCCCTGGAGAAGGGGCGCGACGATGCCATCACCAACGAAACCGTCGACAAAATCAACGGGCATGTAACCGTTCTGCAAGAGAAGCTTGACGATGCCTTGAAGCAGGCTTCCGCCGCGACCGCCGGCGCCGATGAGGCGTTGAAGGTCGCCCAGCGATTGGCGGTTGGCGGCAATCCTGACGCCGCCAAATCTTTGCAGGATCTGCAAGCCAACGCTCGGTCTTTCGCGGCGGTACGGCTGGGTAAGCCCATCGACGACATCAGGGAGGTTGATGTTGAGCAGTATCAGACCTATTGCGCGGCGTTTCGTTCCTTCATTCGGCGTGGCGGCGCTGACGGTGAACTGCTACCCGGGGAGGTTCGCGCTGACCTAATGTCGGGCTCTGATGCGGAAGGCGGTTTCTGGGTGCCGACCGAAATGGCCAGCCGTGTCCAAACCCGGCTCTTCGAGACATCCGATATTCGAAACATCGCAACCGTCGAGAGTACCACGGCTGACAGTTGGGAACTGCCCATCGACGTCGATGAGGCGGAGTCGGGCGGTTGGGTGTCGGAGCGGGAAACGCGAAACGACACCGATAACCCTCGTACGGGCATCCAGAAAATCGAGACCCATGAGCAGTATGCGCAACCGCGTGCCACGCAGCGGATTCTCGATGACGCCACCCGTGACGTGGAAGGCTGGCTGGCTGGGAAAATCGGCGACAAGCTAAGCCGCACGGAAAACACCGCCTTTGTCTCTGGTACGGGTTCGGGCCAGCCTCGCGGTATCTTTTCCTATGGTGCCGCGTCGCTGGTAACTGACGATAGCTCCCGTGCCTGGGGTGTTCTTCAGCATATCATTTCCGGCTCCGCAACAGGCTTCCCAACCGTATCGGGCAGCACCGCGAGCGATCCGGATGCGCTGATCACGATGATTTCGAAGCTCAAGCCTTTCTACCGTGGGGCGGCGCGCTGGCTGATGAACCGTGCGACCGAAGCGGCCATCCGGAAACTGAAAGACGCGGACGGGCGGTATCTGGTTGGCATGGGCGACATCCGGGACGGTGTCGTCGGCTTCAATCTGTTCGGCTACCAGATGTCGACCGCGGAAGACGTGGCCGATATCGCATCGGACGCATTCGCGATTGCGTTTGGCGATTTCGGGGCCGGATACACGATCATCGATCGTCAGGGTCTTCGTGTTCTGCGCGATCCCTACACCTCGAAACCGTTCGTGAAGTTTTACACCACCAAGCGTGTCGGCGGCGACGTCACTGATTTTGACGCCATCAAGCTGATGAAATTCGCGGCATCGTAAGGAGATTGAACAATGCCAAATCGTTCCATACATGACCGTATTTCGGTCCTACGCCACCTAAATGGTGTCTTCACGTCGACTCAGTCTCCGAGCGCCGGGGTAGATCTGTTGGGGTTGTTTTCCGCGGAAATCGTTGCTGACGTCGGGGCGGTGCCGAATATCGCCAACTCGCCGCAGCCGGGTTGGACCCTTGCCTTGCAGCATTCCGACGCTGCGGCTTCGGGCTTCGCGGCAGTGGCATCGACGGACGTCGTTTTGCCGGATGGCGATGCCCTCGGCGGTAGCGGTGTCTTCGCCACCATCGATGCCGCGGTGGAAGACGACACCATTTATCGTCTCGGATATGTCGGCAACAAGCGTTACGTCCGCGTGGTCGCCACGGCTGCGAACACGCCGGGCGCCACGCCTGTTTGCGTCAATGTCCTTGGCGAGAAAATGCTCACAAGCTGATAAAGGGGGGCGGCCGGGGGTGAACCTCGGCCGCCGTTTGGTCTTATGAAGAAAATCAATTTCATTCGCCCCGGTTTCCGCCATGCCGACGATGGTGTGACGGTCATCACATATGCCGAGGGCGAGCGCGAAGTATCGGACCGCTGTGCTGAGGTTGCGGAGGCGGAGGGTTTTGCGATCCCTTTGGAGGAATCGGAGGCCAAGTCGGACAAGGGCAAGCCTGGCCGCCAGTCCCGCGCCTCTGGGAAGGGGAAACAGTCTGCATCCTAGCAAGCGGACAATCAGCTGGAAACGGAGACATCGACAGAGTCCGGGGGCGAGCCCGAACAATCGCAATCAACAATTCGTGGGAATTGGCGCCTTGGTCCGACCTTCTTTACGCCTGTGACGGCGCATGGTGGGACCGGTATGAGGGTGTGCCGGATTTCGCGGGTATTCGTGTGACGCAAGATGCCCGGGCCCGTGACCGCTGGGGCTGTTTGTATGTGCCGAGCGTTGATGAACCCGGGTTATCGCTGGATCCTTCGGTGATCCATCAAGGGGGAAACAGCGGCTATCAGGCGTTGAACCTTGCGGTCTTGCTCGGAGCCAGGCGGATATTGCTTCTCGGCTTTGATATGGGTGGCGAGCACTGGCACCCCAGACATCCATACGGGCTGAATAATCCATCCGAGGGGAACTTTGCGCGGTGGCTGCGGGCCTTCGAAACAGGGCTTCCAGATTTAGAGCGGGCAGGCGTCGAAGTCATCAACGCTACCCCGGGTTCCGCCCTTAACTGCTTTCCAAAAGCCAACTTGGAGGTTTTGCTTTGAACACGAAACGCCTTGCGCATTGACTTCCAGGGCGGTCGCGATCCTGCCTCGTGGGCACGCCCACGCGGCGCTATGGCACCAGGCCTTTCGCGATGGACTGAAGCGTCACGATATCGCGCCCGTGGCGCCGCGAGACGCCGATGTTCTGGTTGTCTGGGGCTGGGCCCAACAAGACATGATCGCGCCGCATATGGCCTCTGGCGGCGACGTTATCGTCATGGAGCAGGGCTTTCTCGGCAATAGGTTGGAATGGTCCTCGATCGGTTTCAACGGCCTGAATGGGCGCGCCGATTTCGTCAATCCAGGCAGTCCGTCGGATCGGTTTGAGCGGCATTTCGCCGGCCTGATGAAGCCCTGGAAACAAGACGGCGAGTATGTGCTGTTAATGGGCCAGGTGCCGGGCGATCAGGCGCTTGCGCACGTGGATATCCGGGCGTGGTACCGAGACGCCATCTCACGATTGGCGGACTGGGAAATGCCGGTGATGTTCCGCCCACATCCATTGAGCCTCGATACTCCGGCCCCGGACGGCGCCATTGGGCTTTCCGGTGATCTGTCCGCGGCCTTGGACGGTGCGGCGGCGGCGGTGACGTTTAACTCGAACACCGGCGTTGACGCGGCCTTGGCCGGCGTTCCCGTCTATGCCCTGGACGAAGGTTCCATGGCGCGGCCTGTCGCCTGTCATGACCTGTTCATGGCGCCGCAGCGGCCTGACCGCGGGCAATGGGTCGCCAATCTGGCGTGGTGCCAATGGACGGTAGATGAAGTGGCGGCTGGCGAGGCCTGGGCGCATCTGCGGAGACACTGGGAATGACGTTATCGCTTGATACGGCGCCAGGCTCGGAGCCTGTAACGTTGATGGAGGCGAAGGCGCACTTGCGCGTCACGGCTGACGATGAAGACGCCTATATCACAACACTCATTACCGTGGCGCGGCAATGGGTGGAGAACCACACGAAAAGGGCGCTGATAACCCAGACATGGGATTTAGTTTGCGACCATTTTCCCGGCGAATTCAAAATGCCGTTGCCACCCCTGCAGAGCGTGACCTCGATCGCCTACACGGACACAGCGGGCAACGGCCAGACCCTATTGGCGGCGGATTATCAAGTTGACGCCGTCGGCAATCTGCACGGACGCATTCGGCCGGCCTCCGGGATGTCCTGGCCCAAGACGCGGGCCGAAATGAACGCTGTCACGGTGAAGTTCGTTGCCGGTTTTGGTGATGACGCAGGGGACGTTCCGGAGCAAATCAGACAGGCAATTTTGATCATGATCGCGGAACTACGATTGCGCAGGGAAGACGCCATCGTGGGGGCGCCTATTACGACCGTGCCAATGGGTGTGGAAGCCTTGTTGTCGTCCTATAAGACTTGGAGCTTCGCCTGATGCGGGCCGGGGATATGGACCGCATGATCACCATCCGTCAGGTCAGCGTGGTTCAAGGCCCCGACGGAGCGGATATTGAAACCTGGTCTGATCTGGCGAGCGTTTGGGCGAAAGTACGTCCGGCTCGCGGTCGGGAGAACACTGGGCAGCCCGGCATAATCGCGGAGGCTGATACGGTGTTCACAATCTGGCATCGAGCGGATGTCACACGCCGCATGGAAATCAGGTACGACGGCGACGACTACGACATCAAGTCGATAAATGAGCTTGGCCGACGGGAAGGCCTGGAAATCCACGCGACGGCACAAGTCACATGACAATCCAGGATGAGCTTTTCACCCGCTTGAAGGACGACGCGGGGGTCTCGGCGATAGTGGGCACCGGGATCTATCCGGTTCGGTTGCCGCAGAATAAGTCGACCCCGGCACTGGTCTATACGCAAATTTCCGGTCCGCGCCTACACGACCTGGGCGGCGCTTCTGATCGGGCCATGCCACGGTTCCAGGTCGATTGCTGGGCAGATACGGCCGCCGCGGCGAAGTCGTTGGCCGATGCGGTGCGGGCTTCACTGAACGGCTTTAACGGCACCCTGACGACGATCAAGGCGACAATCAGGCTCGACAACGAGCAAGAAGATTACGACGACGGCGCGAAGCTATACCGCGTCATTCAAGACTACCGACTTAACCACACAGAATAGGTGATCCATGGCCCTTTATGTTGTAGGCGGGCGTCTGATCCGCGCCCGCAATGGCGATCACGCCTGCGAAATCGCTGAACAGCCGGAAGCCGACGTATTGCGCGTCAAGGAGGACGGCGAATACGGCTTTGTAACGGTGCCGGGATCCGGGCCGCAACCGCTCGAAGCCGAACCGGATGAACCTGACGAAATTGAGATCACCAATCTGAACGACAAAGGCGCTCGCCGATTCAAGAACAAGAAAACCGGCGAAGAGCGCGCCGAAAAGAAAACCTGAATACCGCCAGAACGGTGGTTGCCCTAAACGCGGCCTGGGCACCCGCGCCCGCGAACGCTGTGAAAGCGCCCGCCCTCCCAACTAGATGGAGCCCCGAATATGCCAACCTATCTTGCCGACGGTACTGTTTTTTCACGAGGCGATTCCGCGTCCCCTGAGGTCTTTACGCCAATCGCGCAAGTGCAGGCGATCGGGACAATTGGCCAAACCAGACCCCTGATCAATGTCTCCAATCTGTCATCCACCGGGACGGAATGGAAGAAAGGGCTCGCGGACGGCGAGGAAATAACCCTGGCCATTCAATACGATCCCGACGACACCGGGCACGGCGGCTTGCGCGCGGATTTGGCCGCCAACACGACCCGGAACTTCAGGGTGACGTTTACCGACAGCCCGGCACAGACCGTCACGTTCGCCGGCCTGGTGACGGGCTGGGTCAACGACGGCATCGAGGTCGATGGCGTGCTGATGCTGCAAGTCACGATCAAGCCTAGTGGCGATCTGACGTACGCTTAAACCTGAAAGGAGCCATGAATGGCACGCAAAGCGAAGACAGACGATTTTCTCACCAAGGCCATGGCGCTTGGGAAACCACAACCGGTTGACGATATCCCCGGCCTTGGCATGAAGGTATTCGTCCAGTCCCTGAGCGGGGCGGCTGTAGACGCCATTGCGGAGCAATGCCTGAAGCCCGGAAAGGAGACGACGGACGACGACGCCTTCGATGATGAGGCGCTAACCTTACAAATCACTGTTGCCTCGATTGTCGACAAGAAAGGCAAACGGCTGATCCCCGAAGGTCGGGAAAGCGAATGGTCCAAGCTGCCGGCACTTGTTCAGGCGCCTTTGCGGCTGGCCGCTTTGCGGGCCAACGGTATGAGTGGCGCGGCGGGAAACTGACCGAGCGTCGGCGGTTTCTCTACCGCCTGGCGCTGGCTTTGGGCTGTCCTGACGTGGATCTGTTGGCGGGCAGCCTGGCCGACTGGCAGCTTCGCGAATGGGCGGAGTTTTTTCAGCTTGAGCCCTGGGGGGCCGAAATGGAGTGGTACCGCACCGGTACCATTGCCGCGATGATTGGCAATACGGCGCCGAACCGGAGGAGAAACGCCAAGACGTTCGCGGCGAAGGACTTCGTGCCTGATTTCCAACCGCGGCGGTCGAGGACGAAATCCGGCAAGCCAAACACCAAGGCGTTGCGGGCGAGCTTCATGGAGACATTCGGGCACCGAATAAAGCACACCAGAAAGAAGGAACCTTAGTCATGGTGGGCAGGATCGATTTTGACATCAAGGGGGCCGATGAAATGGAGCGGCTTCTTAAGGAACTCGGCCCCAAAGTTGCTGCCCGCGTCGGCGATCAGGCGTTGCGCGCGGGGGCCAGGCCCATCGTGGCGGAAGCCAAGCGGTTGGTGCACAAGCGAACCGGAGAGTTGAGGAAATCAATCACGGCAAGGATCGAGCGCAAACGGAAGGATGATGATGAGCGGGTGGTGTTGATTGGCTTCAAGGCCCCGGCCAGCCGCCGCGCGCATTTGGAGGAATTCGGGACAGCTCATTCGCGAGCGCATCCCTTCATGCGGCCGGCGATGGATTCGAAGGCCGGTGAGGCCCTGGACGAGATCGGCCGCGTTATGGCCAAGGGGATCACCAGAGAGGCCGCGAAACTGGCGAAGAAGTAGGGGTTGGCCCGGTTCGTTCCGGCGAAGGCAATAATCGAGTTTCGGGCGGTCCAGGTGGCCGCCCTTTCCTTATAGAAATAGGTGAACAATGGGATCAATGGGCAGCCTGGTAGCGGACATGCGCCTGAATTCCTCCGCGTTCACCCGGGACTTGGGAAAAGCACGGCGCGACGTTGCGAGCAACTCGGCCCAGATGAAGAAGTCGATGCGCAGTATCGAGCAGGCATCGCGCAATGTGTCGAAGCGATTTGGCCAGCTTCGCGGAGCTGCGGTTGCGCTGGGCGGTGCTCTCGCTGTTCGGCAATTCACGTCCTTCGCCAAGGCCGCAATTAAATCCGCCGACTCGATCGCAAAGCAGTCACGTCAATTGAAGATTGCTGCATCTGAGTTCCAGCGTTATCGCATCGAGGGTGAAATTGCCGGCGTCGAGACAGCGAAATTGGAATCTGGCCTGGGCGCTTTCGTGAAAAGGGTTGGCGAACTGCGCGCCGGAACCGGCACGCTGGTGACGATTTTGGACAAATCAAATGTCTCGCTGAAAAATCAGCTTCTCGCGGCGACAAGTTCCGAACAGGGCTTCCGCATTATGCTGAAGGCGATCAGGGAGTCGGAGTCGGCGTTCGACAAGCAGGCCCTGGCCGCCGCCGCCTTTGGCCGCCAGGCCGGGCAGTCGATGGTGCTATTGGCCAATTCCATCGGCACGCTCGACGCAGAAATGGTGAAATTGGTTCAGCGCAGCGATACGGTTCTTGCGTCGGGCGAGAAACTCAACGACCAGTTCACACTGCTGCAGACGACATTCGGTGCTGGCTTTGATACGGCCATCATTAACGATCTGTCGGGGTCGGTGGGCGACCTGAAAAACGGGATGGTGGAAGCCCGTACACTTGGCGAGCAATTCGGCAAAGCCGTTGGAACATCGCTTCGTGCAGTGGCTGAGGCGGCGAAATTCGCGGGCCGGCATATGCGCGAGATCGGCGCCGCGATTGCTGCCGTGGTGGCGTTCAAGGGCGCCGCCATTTTTGGCGGTATCGCCGTGGCCGTTGGCCGCTTCGCCCTTAGTTTGAAGGCCGCGGCGACGAGTGCTGCGGCATTGAATGTCGCGTTGAAGCTCAATCCGATCGCCATCGCGATAGGCCTTGCCGCCAGCGCGGCGGTCCTATTGGCCACCAACACCAACAAGGCCGAAGAAGCGGCGCGCCGGCATAGGGAGGCAATTGACGCCGTAAAAGCCGCACTGGGCAAATCCGCTCCGGAGTTCAAGCAAGCCTCCAAGTCCGCGCGTCGGCTTGCAGAGGACGACATCACGGCAGCGGAGGCGCGGCTGCGGCTGATTGATGTGCTTATCGCCTCCCAGGGCGTGGGCATGCTGGGCAATGATACCGCGACCTCCAGACAGTTGGCGGAGATCAAGGCGCTCGGAGAACGCATTGCGGAAACCAAACGGGGCCTCCAGGACCTGGCCGCGGCGGGTAAAGAGGCAAGTGCCGAAATAGCCGAGGCCAACAAGGCGGCGGCTGACGCCGCGCCCCTGAAAGCCTTCACGGCGGATATGGCGAAAGTGGTGGCAGGGTGGAAGGCGGCCGCCGAAGAGCGGAAAAAGACGGCTGCCGCAATCGCGAAATCCACGAGTGCACTAAAGGTTGAAGCTCATCAGCAGCGGCTTCTAGCCAGGGCGCTGAAAGTCTCACAGGCGGAGTATGAGCGGGTAAAGGAGAAAATTGATCTCGCCAATGCGGCTGCAAAGCTGGGCAAAGGCGTTACGGACAAACAGGCGGGCGCCTACGTCGAGGCATTCCGGAAGGCGCAAAAGTTCCGCAAAGAGCTCGTAAATCTCAAGAAAGCCCAACAAGGCGCCAAGGCGACCATTGCGAGCCTGACAACCACGACTGATCGCTACAACGATGAGGTCAAGTCCCTCGACGACCAGCTTCGGCGCAAACTGATCACTGAGGATCAGCACGCAGAGGCTGTCAGAAATATGAGATCCGAACTATTAGGCGTCACGGATGCGACTCGGCAGTATCAGGATCGTTTGAACCATCTTAACGCCGCACGTGAACATGGAATTCTGAACGAGCAACAGCAGGCCAACGCGGTTGGCTATGCGCGGCTGGAGATGCTGCGGATGCAGGCCGAACAGCAGCGTACCTTTGGCGCGGGAGCCCGGCTCGCCTCGGCTCAATACTTCGACGGCATACGCAGCCATTCAGAAAACGCGCGGCAATTCGTAGGCAATGCCTTCACGGGTCTGGAGGGGACACTTTCTGATTTCTTTGCCAGCGGCGAGGTTTCATTCGGGAGGTTCACTGACCTGGTCAAGCGGGGCCTGGCCGACATAGCCGCCAAGGGCGTGATTTCGGTGGCCGGTTCGTTCGCCAAGGGGGCGCTGGAAACTGTTGGCGGATCGATTGGCAGCAGGATTGCCAACACGGTATTCGCGGCGGAGGGCGGCCTTATCACCGGGCCCGGTTCCGACCGTAGCGACAACATACCGGCGATGCTGTCGCCTGGGGAGTTCGTGGTCAACGCGGCGTCAGTCCGGAAGTATGGGCGTGGGTTGTTCCACCAGCTTAATGCCGGCGACCGTGGCCCTGTGGAAACCGCCAGCGGGCTGCCGGGGTTTGGGTTCGGATCCTTCATTTCGAAAGCCTTCAAATCCGTTGCCAAGGTGGTCAAGAAGGTGGCCGGTTTCATCGTTTCGAGTATCAAGGGCACAATTCAGGGGTTGGCGTCGGGCGACCCTCTGGCGATTGCGGCTATTGTGTCTTCGTTCGTCCTGCCAGGCATTACCACGGCTATTTCAGGCGCCGTATCGTCGGCTCAGGCAGCGGTCGCATTTGGCGGCAATCTATCAGCGGGTGCCGGCTTTGGCGCCGCGGCCAGTCTGTCCGGTCAAATCGGCACGATCGCTCGGGCTATCTCGTCAGGCATTTCCGACAGTTTCGCATCGGGAATTCTTGGCGGTTCATTTTCGCCGACATCCGTTGCGTCCTCCCTTGTGAGCGGAGCCGTCGGCAAGGCCGCGACCACGGCAGTATCCGAGACGTTGGTTGGCGGCCCGGCCGATAAATCGGGGCTGGCTCAGACCTTCATCGCCGGTGAAGGCGGCCGGTTTGCAAAGAGTATCGGCGGCTCCTTCGATAAGCTTGTCGTGGATGCCGCGCCGTTTCTGGCTGACGTGCCGCAATTCAAGAAAGGCGGGTTCGTACCGAATACCGGCCTGGCGAATTTGCATTCCGGTGAATTCGTGGTGAACAGCCAGGCGGTGGACCGGGTTGGCGCAAAGAATCTCGCACGCCTCAATACGGGGGCTATTCAGGCGGGAGACGCCGCCAATGACAACATTGCCCGCGCCATAGCGAATGACAGCCGTATACAGAGCGATAATTTCCACCGTCTTGAAGAAACAATTGCTGAGGGTTTGGGCGCCTTGCAGCGCGAAATCCGCAATATGCAGGGCGCAGACCGCGTGGCCGGCGTGAGGGCGGCCTAGTTGTCCGTTTTCACCAATCCATATGCGGAAAAGCATTATCTCGCGGTCCTTCAGCCTTACGATCCAGGCGGCAGCCCGGCTGGCGTGGTGTCGCTCTACTATTCGACGCACGGTTTTACGACTGAGCCCGGCGATACGCCGTCCAACACCCATTTCGAGGGCCGTCTTGCGGACGCGATCACGTTTCGCCGCTCGATGTTCCAGTCGGGTCTAATTGGCGGCCGTTCCGTTCCGGGTTATGGCGTTTTGAGGCTCGCCAACGCGGATGGCGGTTTGGATCATCTGGCGGACTACGCCTGGGACGGGCGGGCCATCACGGTGATGATCGGCACGAAGGGCGATGGCTATTCGGATTACACGACAATCTTCGAAGGCACCGCGCAGGGCATCGAGTTCGACGGCCTGGAACTGGTTGTGCAATTGCGCGATCTGCAACACAAGATCGACGTGCCGATGCAGGCCGCATTGTTTGCCGGCACTGGCGGTGACGAAGGTGTCGCGGACCTGACGGGCCGGCGCAAGCCGCTCTGCTACGGCCGTTGCCTGAATATAACGCCTGTCATGCTCAATGCCGCCTCAGGCACCTACATGGCGCATCCCGGGCCCATCGAGGACGTGGATGCGCTCTATGTGGGCGGTGTCGCGTATACCAAGGTCGGCGGCTCACCGGCTGCCAATCAGTACAGCGTCAATGTCTCCACCGGCGTCGCGACCGTGGGCGGTGCGCCGGTGACGGGCCAGGTCACTTGTGATGTGAAGGGGGCAAAACCATCGACCTACCTAACGACAGTGGCCGACATCGCGAAAGAGATCGTCATGACGCAAGGCGGGCTGACGTCCGGCGATCTCGACCTCACGAGCTTCACGGATCTCAATACCGCCAATAGCGCGACGGTTGGAATTTACATCAATGGTGGTTCGGAACGCTCGATCCTGTCGGTTCTCGACGAACTGACCGCCAGCATTGGCGGCTTCTATGGCTTTGACCGTTCGGGCAAGTTCGCGGTTGGCCGACTGGAAGCCCCGACCGGAATGGCGGATGCGGCATACGATGACACCGAAGTGCTGGAACTGACGCGGTTGCCCACGGCAGTGCCGGCCTGGCGGATCGTGCTCGGCTACGAACCTAATTGGACGGTTCAGGTTGAATTTCAGGTGGGCGGTGCGCCCGCGGCGCAGCGAGATTTCACGGCCCGGTCGTTCCGCCATAAAACCGCCGAAGACGCGGCCGTCCAAACGACACACCTGATGGCCGGGGAGCTCAAAGTAAACACACTGATCGATGGCGCGGGCGACGCGGGCACAGAGGCCTCCCGCTTGCTCACGCTCTACAAGGCCGACCGTGATGTTTACCGCGCACGGCTCAAGGTGCAGCCGTTTCAACGTGAACTCAACGACGAGATCAACATCGAGGACCCGCGCTATGGGTTGGCGGCTGGGAAAGACTTCCGCGTTGTATCGGTCAATGAGAACAGTGCCGACAACGAAGTCGAACTGGAGCTATGGGGCTGATGACGATCAAATCGGCGCTGATCTACCGAAACTGGGCCGATGACGCCACGCTATCGGCTGGCTCGTGGGTGGCCGGCCTGCCGCTAACGAACCTCTTGAACCAACAGCCCACCAAGGTTGCGCGCAGCGCCGATGCCGCGTTGGCCAGCACCAAGTTTGACGTTGATCTAACGGGGCCGCGGTCGATTAGCCTCGTATCGCTGCTTCGGCATAATCTTGAGAACTCGGCGCGGTGGCGATTCCAGATCAGCAATGTCGCGAACTTCAGTGTCACGGTGCATGACAGCGGATGGGCGGACGTGTGGCCCGCGATCCAGACATGGGGCCAGCTCTCGTGGTGCGAATTCCAATGGGATGGCCGGTTCCCGGCAGCGGAGGCGCAGGATCTAGGGCCAACGACCTATGGCTATCTCCCGACCGCTGTTGTGGGCCGCTACGTGCGGATCGAGATCGACGATACCATCAATGGCGATGGCTACGTGCAGGCCGGACGCCTCTATGTCGCGCCGGCCTGGTTTCTCGGCGTCGGTTACGATTGGGCCATCCAGTACATCGACGAGAGCAGGCGCAGTCAGTCCCGTGGCGGCCAGCGTTACGTGGACGCCATCCCGAAACGGCGGCGGATTACCTTTCTGGCCAATGGCATGACGAAGGACGAAGCCTACGTGCAGGCGTTCGACGCGGAGCGCCTGAATGGCATAAGCGGCGATGTGGTCTTCGTGCCCGATATCGCCGACGTGGTGCAGCGGATTCGGCAGGGCGTTTATGGGACCTTCTCCAGGACTTCGCCGTTGCCCAACGAAGGCCCGGACCACTACACGAAATCTTTCCATATCGACGAACTTCTGTGAGGTAGAGCATGTCTTTCACAATCACGATCGGAGGGCAGACTTTCACGGAGGCCAACTTTGCCGGCTTCGCGTACGCCGATGAAACGGCCGGGTTCCCCATGGCGTTGCAGAAGATGGTCGAGCACGTAGCCAATGCATTCCGCGGCACCGCGACCGACAGCGTGACGGTTGGCGCAGGGGCAAAGCTCTTCACAATCACGAATGCAAACGGGCAGATCCCGGCCTTTGATGTCGGCATGCCGGTGCGCGTGGCCCGTACTGCCGATCCGTCCGGTACCTATATGCAGGGCGAGATTACCGCGTGGAACCCAACGACCGGCGCCACGACGATCAATGTCTCGTCCAAGGTTGGATCCGGCACTTTTACCGACTGGACGATTACGGTTGGTGGGTATCAAACCTTGGCGACCGCATCGCCACTTGGCTTGGCTGACGGCGGCACCGGTGCTGCTACTGCCCCTGCAGCCCTGGCTAACTTGGGTGCTGCCAACCATGACAACATTGTCGTTGACGCCAACGGCATAATGAGCTTGCCCACACAGCCTGCGTTCCTGGCGACATTGTCGATCAATGCGAACGTGACAGGCGATGGCACCAACGCAACGGTGTCATTCATAAATGAAATTAAGGATGCAAATAACGACTATGACGGCACCAACACACTAACGGCGCCGGTGCCGTCGGCGTGGGCGTTCTCCTTTGCTGTCACGTTGGATGATATCGGGGCCAGCCATGTCCGGGCAATCGCTACCCTGGTGACAAGTAACCGGACGTATTCATTTGGCGAGATAAATGCGGCTGCCGTCGCGGAGGCGCAATCGACAACGGATAGGGTGGTTTTAAAGGGGTCAGTTGATTGCGCGGATATGGATGATAACGATACGGCGGTCGTCAAAATTAATGTTTTTGGCAGTTCAAAGGTTATTGATTTGGAAGATGGTTTTTTCTCCGGCCATCAGTTGTTGTCATAAGGGAAAATGAAAATGCCTTTACTTGTTGTGGAAATAAGCGATGCCGATCTGGCAATCGTCGAGCATGTTGTCGTCGAGGCCCAGGCGTGGCTGGCGGCGGCTATGGCTGGAAAAATCGCCGCCTGTAAATCGAGGATGGCGGCCGAGGCGATGAGCGTGTTGAGCGACGATGCGGCCGTCGATGCGATGCCGGCATCGACCGACGGTTTAATCGCGGCGTTGCAGGCGCGGCCGAATTATAAGAACCGCGCCGGCCGCGAGGCGGTGTTGGTTGATGCCAAACCGCCGCCGGTGGCGTAATGCTGGGGTTTGGTGCCGAGCTGGGCAAGGTCTTGGCGATCAAGGCCAAGGTTCCGAAGCCGGAGTGAGAATCATGCGCATCCTGACCCTGGCCGCCGCACTGGTGGCTTTTTTTATGCCCGTTCTGGCCCAGGCCCAAGTCCCGCCGGCGGCAGTTTGTGGTGAGCGTGACGGGTTCCTGGCCCATTTGAGCCGGACCCACAACGAGGCTCCATCCGCCATGGGTATCACCGCGTCCGGAAGGGTCCTGGAGGTTCTGACCTCGGCCAACGGCACCTGGACCATCATCATTACTCACCCCAACGGCATTACCTGCATGGTGACGGCTGGGGAGGCCTGGGAAGACCTTGAGCGGGTAGCGGAGGGGCCGATCACATGATGGACCGGGATGAGATCCAGGCGATTTCACAACAGGCGGGCGTCGCCGCGGCCCACAGCGTCATGCGGGACACCTGGCGCCTGCTGGGCGTCGACATCGATGACCAGGCCCAAGTCAACGAGTTCCGCGCCGATCTGATCCATGCTAGGCGCTGGCGCAAGATCGTTGATGCTGCCGGGCGCAAGGCGGTGCTGACCGTGCTGACCGGAGCGTTGGCGTTGGTGGCGGCCTTGGTTTGGGATGCGCTGAAGCCTGGCGCTTGAGGAGCGGTTCTGCTTAGGCCCGCATAGTCGCTGTCAGGTTGCGCACTGGCTGGTTGGCCGATAACCTGCAAAGATGGATTTGCGGGAGGCATATGAGGCGTTTAATTCTGCCGTGAAAACGCTTGACGTCGACAATCTCGACGACGGTGAATTGCGCCAATACCTGAAGGCCGATACACCAACGCTCTACGAGATCAAGTTTGCCATGGCTAGCTTACATGATGTAGTACAGTTTGCAGTCGAAAGAAGGGTTTCTGCGGCGCCGGCGCGCTGCCACCCGACATTAAGCCAAAGAGCAAAACGCTCACCTATTCTGAAACTCAATAAATTTGAAAGACCCTGACGACATACGACGAAGATCAGTTAGAGGAATTCAGTGGCGAAGAAACGACGCGCTAAAGGGCGGTTTAGAGACTTCATTGGGGGGCAGGACACCGCTGAGGGGATTCTGCCCCTGACCCATATCACACGTGCGTTCTCGTTCGATGATATGTTGGACGGTGACGGTCTTGAGCCCGAGCCCTGCGATGTTTTCGGCGAGGAACTTATCTATCTCTTTTATGGCCGGCCGGCTTATCGGGCAAGAGATGGTTCCAACGCGCGATTGGAGTATTCATGGCCAGTTGTTTTCATTTTCGACCCCAAAGAAGTTCAAAGCGTAAAGCGCGTATTTCCTTTCGACACAGGAGCTTTCAAGAATGGACGCTATAATGGATTCTTCGACGAACGTAATGTAAGGAACGATTTTGAATTGCATCCGACTATAGAAAGTGCCCGCCAAATTGTTGGCACATTTTACCAGGACCATACTGAATATTTCACGGGCCTATCAAGGAAGAACGTAGATCTTCCAATCCGCCAATTCGAAGCGCAAGGCATTCATGAAATGGCAAAATTACCTGGGGATAGCCGTGACGAACGATCCTCGGCAATTGAAGTCCAGATTAGCGATTTTATCAATTTCAGGGATAGCCTTTTGGCTATAGTAATTCCGGATGTCTACCTTGACGATTCCGAAACTATATCCGCTCTTAAAAATTGGCAGATCGATTTCGACAACATTAGGACCTATCAAACGCTGCACAACATGGGCGGGGAAGCATGGATTGGTCAGATTTATGCGATCGTTAGAAACCTTTACGAAAAATTGGGGTACCTCTAATGATATCAACGAATAATTCAGAGTTCAGCCATCAAATCGCTGACTCGTTGGTGCAGAATGGGCGGCTCGTGGGCTGTCTGCGGCTGGGTGGCAAATCGCCGAGCGCCGTGTTGCCGGTATTCATCGACGCCGATAATTTGGACGCTCCAATGCTTCTCTACCAGCGAATTGATGAGATGGGCCTAGTTCTTAAATTTGTCGAAGACCGAGACCTTAATTCGAACCAATTACTGAGTGTGGAGAATACGGGCCAAGACCACATAGTGGTTTCCATCGGCGACCCCGCTGCGCAAGCCTACGAAATCAATGAAATGAATGTGTTCGTGGCACAGGGCGATGTATTTCGAGAGCGAATGAGTGCTGCTCTCGATGATGAGACTTTTTCGGGAAGGCCCTTTACCGGGCTTGGAGTTGCGCGTTTTCTCGGCGATGCTGCTGCCGAACGACGCTATCTAGAGGCCTGCAATCATGCTCTCTCCACATACACGCCACGTATGGCACAAGCCGGGCGAACCTCGACGGATATGGGGAAAATTGTTGTCGGGTCTGCCGGTGAATCCGAACCGAGCACAGAAAATGAACTAGGAACAACAGAGGAAATACCCGATGGAAATCAACGAATTGTTAGTGCTGCGATCAATTTCCACAGAAAATTTGCGGATATGCCACGCCTCGTTGCAGATATCGACCCGCCCGTCAGGCAACGTTCCGTACAGCCGAATTTTCGCAATCTAATAAGCGCGACCACCAACCTGAAAAGCGCGCTAAGGACTTCGAGCTCCCTGCCAGCCATATTTCCATTGGTCGAAGTTGAGGAACTTCTCGAAACCATTCTGCTTTTTCCAGACAGCAGCCCTCAAGAACTTCCGACCCTACTTCAAGCGGCGGAGAGTGTTCTGTCGGACCTGCGTAACGAGTATGTCCCGCGAAATCCCGCGGATGGCGACGACAAAGAATTGCCGGGTTTTGGAAACCTGCGCCAGGCGGCGAGTGAGGTTGTCGCGGAATTGCGGGGAGTATTCTTGAGATTAGACCCGGTCGTTGTCGCGGCGACGACACCGACCAGCGAGGAATTAGCGGCGTTCGCCCCAGAAGCAGGGCAAGTCGACTTGTTGGCCGAAGTGGTCAACGACACGCGTGAGGCGGACGCGGCGATCGAGCGCGGCAAGAAAGAAATTGAGCAAAACAATTACCACCTCGTCGGCATCAACATCACTATCAAGTTAAACGATCTTAAGATCGGCGATGCTCTGATCCGTGCCATCGCCAAGTTGGACATGGTGCGTCTGCATTGGCTCGAGAAGCTGGGTGGAAGCCTGGCCAAGGCTCCCGAGGCAATACTAACATTGGCAGAAGCATTGCCACCTGCTCTCGGTGCAATCGAAATTGTCGCCAGAGAACTGAGAGAGGGGACTGCCAGGATCGCATCTCATCTCAATCAGTTATCAAGTGGCACGACGCAATTGTCACATGGAATCAGACCTGATCTTTCTAGCTTCCGCGACGCTGAGTGGTCGCCGGAGATGGTGGTGATTCCCCAGGGGACATTCCTGATGGGGTCGCCGGTGGGTGAGGAGGACCGCGATGATGATGAAGGTCCGCAACACGATGTGGCAGTCAGCGGCTTTGCGCTTGGCCGTTATCCGGTCACGTTCGAGGATTATGATCGGTATTGCGAGGCGAAGCGGATCGAAAAACCCGGTGATGAAGATTGGGGCCGGGGCCGGCGGCCGGTGATCAATGTCTCGTGGGAGGATGCCCAGAATTATATCATATGGCTGAACGAGACCCTTGAGTTATCACTGGGCACCTATCGCCTGCCGTCCGAGGCTGAATGGGAGTACGCCTGCCGGGCGGGGACGGCGAGCCGTTATTCAGGCGGTGACCATGAGGCAGAGCTAGACGCCCAGGCCTGGGAGACGGAGCTTGACGCCCATGCATGGCATAGGGAGAACTCGGATTCAGGATCCCATCGGGTGAGCGAGAAGCTTGCCAACCCCTGGGGCCTTTTCGACATGCATGGCAATGTCTGGGAATGGACCGAAGATCGCTGGCACGACAATTATAATGGCGCTTCAGGTGATGGCTCTGCCTGGATTGCAGGTAACGACAAACTCCGTGTTCTTCGCGGCGGCTCTTGGAACAACGGCCCTAGGAACCTGCGCGTGGCGGCCCGCAACAAGGAGGGCCCGGAGGAGCGCTACTTCACCGTGGGCTTCCGCCTTGCCAGGACGCTTTCGCGCTAGCGAAAGCTTACCCCCTGATCCTTTTCTTCTTTACCCCTTGGGATGAGGACCGAACGTGGCGCCTGTGGCGCCGCGAAAGCGGACCGCAAGGGGCGAAGCCCCCAGCAACTTGAACTCGTCGGCCGGCAACGCTGCCGGCCCCTGACGTCGAAAACGATCACAACTTCACCAACGCCGCCCACCGAGGCGGCTTTTCTCATGAGGTAACACCATGCTCTCTCTCCTCGGTTCCCTATTGGGTTTCGGCACCTCGTTCCTGCCCAAGGTGATGGACTATTTCCAGGACCGCCAGGACAAGGCGCATGAATTGAAAGTGATGGATCTGCAGATGCAGGCGCAGACCCAGGCCCATACCCAGCGCCTGGAGGAAATCAACATCGATGCCGATATCCGCGAGACGGAGAGCCTGCACCGCCACGACCGCAAGGCCGGTATCGCCTGGGTCGATGCCCTGCGGGGCTCCGTGCGCCCGGTCGTGACCTACGTCATGGTGCTGGAGTTCGTGATCATCAAAACGGCGGTGATGTATCTGACATTTGATGCTGGCGGCGTGACGCTGGCCACGCTGGAGGTGGTGTGGGACGAAGAAACCCGGGCCCTGTTCGCCGCCATCCTATCCTTCTGGTTCGGCCACCGGGCCCTGAAGAGTTTCTATCTGAAATGAAGACCAACGAAGCCGGCCTGGCGATCATCAAGCATTTCGAAGGCTTCTCGCCGGCGCCGTACCTGGACCCTATAGGCATCCCTACCATCGGCTATGGCTCGATCTGGGGCTTGGATCTAGCCAGGGTGACCATGACGCATCCGGATATCAGCGAGGGCGATGGGGAGATCCTGTTGGCCCGGATGCTGCAACATACCGAACGGGCGGTGCGGCGGCTGATCCGTGTGCCGCTGTCCGAAGGCCAGTTCTCCGCCCTGGTGTCGTTTACCTACAACCTGGGCAGCGGTAATCTGCAGGCCTCGACCCTGCGCCAGAAGGCCAACCGCGGGGACCTGATCGGCGCGGCGGACGAGTTCCCCAAATGGCGCCTAGCCGGCGGCCGAATCCTGCGTGGCCTGGTGCGGCGGCGGGCGGAAGAGCGGGAGCTGTGGTTGGGTTGATAGTGGCGGTTTCAAGTAACTTGATACAGGGACGCTCGGCCCACTGGATGGCTCCTCGACGGAGTACCATTATCAGTTACAGTCTTGTTTATTCAGCCGTTGCTCTGGTGTCGTGCTCTTCCAGATAATCTTCGGCTGCCTGATACAAAGGTGAAGGCGTTGTGAGCATCTTAATCCATTCCCTCGCAGTGGTGGGCTTCGTTGGCGAAATCGGTTTTATTTCTCGAAGCTGATCTTCGGCACTTTTGTCCCTTTTGCTCTCTGGAAGCTGTTCCGCTTCTGCGGCAGCAGAGAACCAGAACGCTCTCATCCCGCCAGTCAATATTTCAGCCATAGCCATGCCGTAATGAAACGCCGCACTCTCGTTCAGAGAAACTAAATATTGTGTCAAATCGCCCTTGACATCAAAATCGTATATATCCGGCAATCCTGTGAAAGTATTTTCACTTTTGGATTCAAATATCAGAATGCCGATTAGGTAAAAATTATTATCCACGCCCTGGAATCGTATTGGAAAGACTAGAATAGATTTATAGTAAGATTGCCAATCATCTAAATGGGATTTATATATGTTTGCGTGCTTCCGAAGGTTGTTGCTTACAAAACATTCCAGTGATGGCCAGTCGACGATTGAATCGCCAACACCGCAAATGGATGCCCACGCAGAATCTTCACCAATTTTTGGCTGCACCAGCGGAAGAGTACGACTTCGATCCGGGAGCGGTCGTGAAGAAGCTAGTATTCCGACTGACGCCTCCGATAAGTCCTTGGTGCCCTCGCTAACGGGTAGAACAACCTCGATCCGGCAGTTGATAGTGCTCGTATCAACGTTCAATAAAGCCGCCATCGCGCGCGCAATCCCTTCACATAAATCATTGGCGGATTCGACGGCTAATACATGGTTCCTTTCAAGGAGATACTTTTGGAAAATTCGGATATTTGCAATCACATCACTCCGAAACAAAGATATTGGCCGAAGTGTCGCTCGGCGTATAAACGGCCCAACGAATCTATGACCACCAATCAATTGGGCAACCCGAACGACGATATCCACCAACCCCACACTTTCTCTGCCGACGCCTGATGGTGTGTTGAGGCTCAGTGCCGATGCTCCTTCGGAGAAAAAGGGACCTTCTCGCACAAGTGCGTCTCGGGTCTCAATAAGGAATGATTTCAGTCCCATCTTAATCTTGGTCCCCGTCGATTTTGCCGCCTATCTTCACCAAATTACCCACAATAAAAGGTGCTGCGGCGCCAGCCACAACCGCTCCCACCGATCCTGCAATTTGCCCGGAGTCCCAAAGCATCCATGCTAAGAAGCCGCCGATGCTTATTCGTATCAAGCCCGCTACATATGTCGGGAGCCTTGTATATGCGATTGGCCACTGGCCGTGGCTCTGAGCGACCCGTGTCCATAGCTCAATGCCTTCGACTATCCCGCCGCCAGCAAAGCCACACAATATGACGCTATACCATTCCATGCGCCGTTAAATTGACATTCTCCAGTCACTCTCCAATTTTATGATGATGTTATCCAATATGCGCCCCTGTGGATATGATTTTTACCGTCAACCTTTGTTGGCTCGAATTTCGTACCGGCTGGTCATGTAGCGCTGAAGATGGTTTTGGCTATAACTGCAGTGTCGATAGCCTCAATTTGTAGCGTAGGTGTCATTGACCAGGTAATTGCGGGCGCGGTCACAATCGACCACACTCCTGTCGCGGAGTTGATCAAGAATTTTAAGGGCATTATCAAGTTCGAAGCTTAGGACGATACCTAGTTTGCTTATTAGGCCGCCCTGCCCCTGATCTTCAATGCACCGCCCCCTCAACCTCCACGTCCTGCAACTCCTCAACAGCCGCAAGAACCCGCCGCCAAACCGCCCGGCCGTCTAAGTCCCCCTTATCCAGCATCTCATCCACCCGCATGCCGGCGTGAAAGGCTGCATCTTCGCCGTGCTGATCGATCAACAGCTTGGCGGTGCGGTAGATGTCGAGGGTGGAGGTCATGGGTGGCCCTTCCTGACGACACTCTGGCCGTCAGTTTTGACGCTTCTCCGTTTCCGAAATGGTATCGACCCCAATTCTGGATTTTGTTTCGTCGAGAGGCACCAAGGCTATGCGAAAGCCCGTTCGAGCATAGCGTTTGCGAAACGCCATATGTATCACCCAAACGCTAACAATAGGCGCCCAAATGGCCGAAAATACGTTAATGACGACATTACTATGACCCTGCAAGTCATCCACCTCCAGAAGGCCAAGAATTATCCCGGCGATAAAGACCACAATCATGCCGCCCACGACTAGCAGAATCACCGTGCGCCACCAGATGAGCCACCAAATCGACAAAACCGCGCCCATCGATAACATGATCTCTTCGTCTCTCAAATCGGACTGTTCGGGCATTTTTACTCCTCTTCACCATTAGTAGTGGCGAACGGTTCAAGTTTGCGCAACCGAAAATTTTTGGACAAACCGCCCCCCAGAAAAGAGGTAACGCCCCATGACGGCCATTGCACCCGCACGCGACATCCACGCCGAATATGCTGCCCTGCAGGACGCCTACGATGCCGAAGAGGCCGCGCTCCGGGCGAAAGGCTTCACAGTCGCGCCCAAGTGTACCTCCGACTGGCTGGCGTTCATGCGGCTCTATGGCGCCAATACGAACCCATCCTTTGAGCCGTCGCAGGCAGTGACGGCGGAGAACAGCCTATCGTTGATCTGCCGGGATCCCGATGGCCAGGCGGTCGGAGCGATCGCACTCCGCGCCTATGACATGGCGGATATCCGCGAGCACCTGGTTACGGGGCGTCTGTGGTGGCCAGCCCATGAAGCGATCCAGCACCGGGTTGAATATGTGCTGCCCGGCGACTTCCCGCCCATATCCGGTCGCGTGGTGCAGATCGGCGGCTTGAAGGTTGTTCGCAATGGGCACCGGATTGGCAGCCACCTCGACGCCATGGCGCGGCTGGCAGCGGCGAGCCTCTTTCATGCCGATCACATCGTTGCCATCCGAATGTCGGACAAGGTGGCGGAAATGCCGGGTGACTATTACGGGGCAAGGCGCACGGCGCTGGCGGTCCGGGCCCTATCGATCGGCTGCCCGGCGGCGGAGTTTCACCTGACCCATATCAGCCGGGAAGAGCTTCTAGGCGGCCTCATGGATGGCGGCGATGACGACGTGCTGGACGCAGCCCATATCGTCGGTTACGCCGGTTACTAGGCGCCGGTAGCCGAGCGCCGTTGTGGTCTGGCGCCAGACAAAATCATAGGACGGGCGCCGGCGCAGCTTGGCCCGGAAGTACGCCTCTTCGGCCTGCTCCCGAAAGGCAGGGTAGGGGATGCTGGATAGCCACTGCCCATCGCCCGCGGATTCTTCGGTGTTGCGCCCGCGGTGAACAAAGAACCAGCGGTTCGGATCGTTCGCCGCCACGTTGACCACGTGCAGGGTATCGACAAGCGGCTCCAGATCTAGCGGGTCGTGGTCGGCCTCGAGCAGATCCTTGATTGGCGCCAGGCCGTCCTGCTCGTAGTGGTCGAAGTCCTCCACCTTCATATGAGCCACCTTGATATCGCAGCCAGGGCTGTTGAAGCGGCTTTCCATGGGCGGAGACACCTTGATGGTGCGGCCATCTACCGTGGGCCCTGTGCGCTCTCCAGCCCTCCCCATCCGCCCTATTGCCAGCTCTGCCGCTGTTGCTATTGCGGGCTCGATAACGGCCCCTGCAGCTGCGCCCAGGCCCGGCATTGCCCCTGCCGCCATCCCCAACGCCTCACCAGCGAAGAGCGGGCCCATGCGCCTTGCAGCAGCGGACCATCTACTGGGTATACGGGGCCTTGATTTCACTGCTTCAACGCTTTCTCCAATTTCGCCACATACGCGAACAGCGCTTCGATACCGCTCCGGCTAAGTTTGCCGTCTGTATCGAACTGTTCCCGCATATCGGCCAATTCTTCGGGGTTGAGGGGCATGGCTAAATTCTCTTGTTGTGCGACACTGCTCAAGGCGTTTGGCATCCGGGCCTACCACGACCTCGAGCGACCGCCATTAAAGAATAATCTCTCTGGATCGGGGATCTCCCAGTCCTTGCGGCATGCTTTCATCCGATATCTTGCCTCGAAGTTTCTGGGAAGTTTCGTTTCCAGATCGCCACAAGCGAAGACGAGCATGTCCCTTGTCAAGCCGCTCACATTTCGTAGGTCGGCGGCACTGAAGTTGACCCCTGCGAATTTGACGCCCGCCATTTTGGCGCCTTGAAGATAGGCACTGCGGAGGTCGGCTCCCTCGAAATTGGCGCCTTTGAGGATTGTGCCTTCAAGGTTGGCGCCATGGAGATTTGCCCAAGACAAGTTTGCCCCATTGAGGTGCGCGAGTCTGAGGTTGGCCCCTTGAAGATTGGCGAATCGGAGTTTGGCCCATCGGAGTTTAGCCGATTCGAGATTAGCCCCCTGGAGTTTCGCCTGATCGAGTGTTGCCCGCTGAAATTCAGCGTCCTTGAGGTCGGCCTTCGCAAGGAACACTGACTTGGCTCCTGAAAACCGGAGGTCCGCACCCCTTAATTTGGCGCCTATCACTTCAGCCATTGCCTTCTGGAATTCCAGCCTGTCAGTTATATCCGGCATAACAGACAGATTGGCAGGCTTGGTTGATACATCAACTTCTGTCAGTTCGGCGTAGGTGGCGAAACCCAACAGGTCGACAGCCACAGGTCCACCGATGGCGAGATACGTCAGACCAAGTGATACCAACAACACTGAAGTGGTGACGCGAGCTTCCAGAAACGGTCGTCGCCAATCGAGGCCAGCTTGAGTACCTGCCAACGTAGCCTTCATTCGTCGAAAGAAAGAAATGCCGGCCCATGAAGTAACTGCTATCGCGACGATCAAAAATGCGCTGCCGATCCAGTCATGCCTGGGCAGATAGCGGAGCCAACACGCCCACAATGTGACGGGCACAAGAAACCATGCGGCAAGTACAGACAGCCCAACTTTGATCAGGGTCAATGGCGTCCGACCGGCGTTGAGTTTTGATACGTAAATGGTAACGAGGCTGGTCAGCAGCCAGGGATAGGCGGTCGCTTCCAGCCTGCGGCCATCGGGAAAAATTGCCGGAAGCTCGCCCAGGCCGTCCCACATGCTTTGCAAGTAGACATGTTGGTAAAAGTAGAGCACCAAAAGGATCATGGGCGCGGCCAAAAAGAACCAAGCTATCGGAATTGACGCATTGATGATCGGCAGCGGCGTACCCGATGAATTTGTCAAAAGGGCGGCATCGGTCGTAGTGGCGATGGTCAGCCAGACGTAGACACATGCGCTGATCATGGCGAGGAAGATGTTGCGGGCGTGTTTGGAATTTTCCTCGACTTGCTTGAGGCCCCGGAATTTCTCAATATCGTCCGGCAGCTTCGCATTGGACAAGTTAGTACCCGCGAGTTGACCGGCCTGGAGACCTGACACCTTCGACAAATTCGCATCGTTCAAGGCCGCGTTGCGCAAATTTGCGTTTAATAATTTGGCGCCCCCGAATTCAGCGTATCCGAGATTGGAGCTTCGAAGATCGGCCAACCTGAGGTCGGCGTCCTGAAGGTCGGCGCTATGAAGGTTGGCGCAATGAAGGTCGGCCTGAAAAAGTTTGGTATTCGCAAGTTTGGCTTCAAAGAAATCCACCTGCGAGAGTATCGCGCGTTTAAGATCGGCGCCTTCCAAATTTACGCTCAGGGCGGTCGCGCCGGTTATATTGGCTTGCTGGCCTTCTTTGCCGCGGCTCTTCACCCACTTGTCATGCTCGGCAAGCATGTCTTTCAACTCGTCTTGGGAAATTTCGACACCAGCCATTACTCTGCCCTCCAGAACTTTCTGCGTCCAATTTTCGTTCTCAGCCCTATCGAGGCGCCTTTCCATACTAGCGCACCTTCAATCCCCATACGATATTGCCCTGCTATGGTGAGAACGCACGTTCGCTCTTTCCGCAATCAATTTGTAGGGTCGGAGAAGGGGAGTAGCCAAACGATTTGGTCTGAATTTAGGTAACTTTTGGCTGTAAAAATTAGTCGCAACATTCGCAGACTGCTGCCAAAAACGCCAGCCTCTCACGCCGGAAACAGGGGTTCGACTCCCCTTGGGGACGCCAGGCACTTCTAACATCCCCGCATCGTTGCTTGTACCGCTGGGAACCCGTAGGCTGCCGCCATCATAGGTAGCGGGAGAGCAA